CAATAGGAGAACTCATGAGCAGAGTACTGGTGATAGGAGATACCCATGTTCCCGCCATGCACAAAAGTTATGTGCAGTTTCTGAAAAGTGTAGCCAAAAAATGGAAGACAGATAAAGTTATACATGTGGGTGACGTAGTGGACCACCACTGCATTAGCTTTCACGACAAGCATCCTGATAATCCCGGAGCAAAGGAAGAATACTCCCAGGCCTATAATCAAATACAAAAACTTTATAAGGAGTTTCCCAATGCCGTTATTACAATAGGCAACCACGATATACGCGTATTGCGTCTAAACGCTAAAATGGGTATTCCTAAGATGTACCTTAAAGGATTCAACGATTTATACTCTACTAACGCCTGGAGATGGGTAGAGCACATTGAAATAGACGGCGTTTACTATTATCACGGAGAAGGCTGTGGGGGTCAACACCCAGCATTTAGCGCAGCCAAAATGCGATTGCAGCCTACTGTCATTGGTCACTACCATAGTGCCTGTGGTATATGGTATCAGGCTGGGCCTACTGCAAAGATTTGGGGTATGAACGTTGGTTGCGGCGTTGATCGCAATCATTGGAGTATGCAATACGGTGCTGCGTTTCTTAAAAAGCCAATTGTCTCCTGCGGCGTTGTAATTGATGGCGATCCGTTCGTTGAAACGATGAATTTAGGTGGAAATTCACGAGCTAAATAAAGACAATATGCAGGTTAATATGATTTATAAAGAGTTCATCAGAGCTTTTAATTTAGGTATGAACTAATGGGTAGACGAAAAAAAGAAAACTGCTTCCCGTATACTGACATTGTCATATCTACTTATATTAAAAAGCAGGATTATCATCAGGCACAACTTCGGTATTCAAACAATATTGGAGTAAATCCTGCTATTAACTTTAATACAGATGAATCAGCAGAAGAAAATGTGGATTATTTTGATCAATTTGATGAGGATTATGGGGACTAAAATACCCCAATATACATGGTAATATGATATATCCCCCGCTAATAGCTCTTACCCGACCATAATAGGATGCCAGAGTCCGTACAACTCTGCATCCAAACGGCAGACGATTTTTCCAGTTATTGTCATCTGTAGCAACTAGGTGGGCTAGCCTATCTAGTAACTGGTGGGAGGTGCGTACCAAAGATTCGCATCTGAGTTCTAGTAACCTGTAGCACGGTTGAGGTGAAAGAACGAGAAAAAGGTTAAATCGTGCGTCCCACATAGATCGGCAGGTCTGTGTGGGCTTTTCTTCGACGATAGGGTGCAGAAAGATTTACTTGCCGAAAGGAAGAATAATCTTCCCTGCACCTGAATGGTGGGCATCTTTCGTTGATTTTTGTTGCCCATGTATTGCAAATCAACGGCTTGTTGTGTGCCAAAACGCAATGCTGTGCGGGTATCAGCACAGTAAACCCACATAGATCGACGGGTCTGTGTGGGTGTGGGTTTTTAATCCCACTTCAGCTGAAGACTTAACCCACTTCAACGGCTGTGACAAAACCATGTGGGTTTAAACAGTAACCCACACAGATCGACAGGTCTGTGTGGGTTTTCAAACTTTCTCAAGAGGAGAACTGCTGCAGCAGGAAGAACCTCTACTCGACTATGCGAGTATAAATAGGTATTAGGCATAGTGCGTTTATGTAAATCTACGAATTTACATTAAGGTTACTCTAGTCACAGCTTGAGGGCTACGAAGAAGTGAAACAACTTCGGTGTGCCCTAGTTTCACAAGACTCATGACTAACTGACAGATGTAGCTCAGGGTCCCTACCTTTGTTAGAATTGAGGAACAATATGAGACCTTACATGGGCACACTGTGGGGAAACCCACAGTGTGCTTTTTCTTTGGTGTGGTGATCTTATGTACCGTGTAATACGGATTGTTTGGTGTGTCGTCTTTTCAGGAGAATCAACATGAGTGAAAAGCTTCTCAAAAATACCTATCAGTCATACAATATTCTCTGTGCAGAGATTGACTATATGGAAATGGTTATCAGGGGCAACGAGTGTCGAGAGAATCCCTCCACTGATAATCTTCTTGAGCTCAAGAATCTACGCATGATATTGGAGGACCTTCAACAGAGTCGTATATCGGCTCTTAAGTTGCATAAGTTAAATGTCTCAATCTCCAATCGACTGAAAAAAATGAATAGATGGCATATGTTTAATCAATGGACATCACAGAAACAACAAAACAGCACGACTTATTGGTGATAAAGACAGTTTCGATTGTCCTCTTTTGAGGCGGGCTACTGAGCGAGCAAATATGGGGCCGGTAGCTCAGCGGTCTAGAGCCATCGACTCATAATCGATCCGGCGTGGGTTCGAATCCCACCCGGCCCATTTTGTAGAATACCTCGAATACCCTCACCTGTTGATTTCACAATCTGAGCGAGGGTTTAGAGCAAAACTCGGCCAGGTAGGGCTTGCGGCCTGATCCTGCCAGCGCTGTTCTCTGTCGCTCAGAGACTCCACAGACCCCGCTGCTGGGGCCCCATCCGCAAGAGGGGGCGGCGCTTCTATAGTCCCCCGGAATGCCCTTGCCCGTTGATTTCACGATCCGGGCAAGGGTTCCTTTGCTAAAGTCATTCTCTCTTGTTCGCCTAAAATCCAATAAGTTCGGATTTTAGGTTTTTGCCTGTGGGGCGTTCCCTCAGGTATTTTTCTCAACACACAGGAAACAAATGCAATGAAACCTGTAGGTAAACTTATCGTAGCGATGCTGCTGTATGTCGCTGTCCCCGCCCAGGCTCAGACCTGGGACACCTTTCTGGATGCAATCCAAAAGGTGGAGACCGGTGCAGAAAAGAATCCCAACACCGCTGTTGGCGATAATGGCAAGGCCCTTGGTGCGTATCAAATTTGGTACGATTATTGGGCGGATGCCGTTGAGCGCTCACCTGAGCTAAAAGCTCAGGGCTATGAGGCGGTTAAAGACCCCATCTATGCTAGGAAAATAATCCGAGCATACATGGACAGATACGCTCCTAAGAATGCCACGTGGGAGGAGCGAGCGCGAATTCACAATGGTGGTCCCAAAGGCCATCGTAAGTCTGCCACTAAAGCTTACTGGACCAAGGTGCAAAAGCACCTTAAGGAGGCAAAGTAATGTTTATTTGTCTCACACTTAACCACGGAGAAGGTTCGAGAGGCTGGCATTTGATTAATCATCAGTTTATTGATCAGGCTCTAGCAACGCCTGGATTGAGGGTATTGGTGAGTAAGAACCTGGACATCAGTTCGATGATATTAGAGGAAGATGGGTTAAAAGCAGTGCCTACTCCTCTTGCTTTAAATCGAATGCGTTTAATTATTAAATGCTATCGACCGATGTTAGAGTCAGATATTTCTACTCTTTTGGGCCTTTCTGCGCCAAACGCCCACAACACACCAACTACACCCATACATGCTAGTAAGCATATGATGGGAGAAGGCCCTCTGTAGGGTCACTTACGGTGCATTTGTTTCCACTTGGGGGTGGCAGACTTCTTAGTCTGCCACCCCTCTTTTTGTACGACTACTCCGGTAGTAATTTCTAATGGTTCTATCTTGTAGTAAAAAGCGGGGGGCCTGGGCCAAGCCCCCTGCTTTTTTTTTAGATATTAATATTTATTCTCTGAAGACAATGTCTAATCAATATCAACTGTATTTATTACAATGGATGGACTTGCACCTAACTGTCATAAAAGTTAGGATGCGTCATGCATATAGTTTGTAGAGGTGCCTCGTTGGCATCTCATTATATCCTTGCAATTCCTGAGCTAATCCTCAGGAATTGTTTTATTTTAATGTTTAAAGCGTTGTATGCTTCTTTGCAACACCATACAGGGCATTGCTAAGTAACTGTACCTAAACATACAGAAATAATGTATATTTTAAATACCGTAAATCTCTTCTTAAAAAACCAGTAGTGACGTTTGCTATGTAATATCGTGCTCTATTTATAATACTTATCTAATAGTGTATACTCTGTTCAAGTAATACTCTAACATAGCAAACGTCACTACTGGTTTTTTTTGGAACTAAATATTGTCATTTGCTATAATTACTATTATGCAACCTTACCAACAATACAAGCAAGCAGCCTTATTTGAAGGCGCTAACTCTGACGGACTCCAAGGCCTTAGGGCGTTGGTTGGTGCCGGAGCTGGTGGTTTACTTGGCGCTGGGTTAGGTGCTGGCGGTGGACTGCTGAGAGAGGCCTTCTTTGCCAAACCAGAAGAGGCTCAATATTTACGTAGAGCTTTACAGGGCATGAGCCTGGGTGGACTTGCAGGTGCTGGTCTTGGCGCAGGTATAGGCGCCACCAATATAGGTAAAGGCATACAGACGGCTCTAGAAGAGTCTACAGCAAAAGCTAATGTCAAAATGTTGCAGGCTATTGCTAATTCCCTCAACTCTATTCAGGTAACAAACTTGCCTCTCTTTGTAGCGCAGCCAAAATTTCAAGTTCATCCAGATGTCATAAACCAATTAGAACAAACTCAAACTAAGAGTACAAAATGAACAAACAAGCTCAATACTCTTTATTACGTCACTACCTCATGCAAAAGATTGCAGAGGAGTGCGCTGCTTGCAGTATGGACGAAGCAGACTACGATTGCGAAGAGTGCAAAACTGCCTCTGAGGCATGGACTCGCTCTGAGGGTAAGAACCCAGAGGGTGGCCTTAACGCCAAAGGCCGAGCTAGCTACAACAAAGCTACTGGGGGCAACCTAAAGGCTCCAGTGAGCTCTGCGGCGGCTGACAAGAGCCCTGCCAAGGCCAAGCGTCGTAGCAGCTTCTGCTCACGCATGTGTGGCATGAAGGCTAAGCGAACTGGTTCTGAGACCTCACGAGATCCCGACTCTCGTATCAACAAGGCGTTGCGTAAGTGGGATTGTAACTGTTAAATATTAATTATTAAGATAGATACACAATGATTAAAGTAGCAAACAATATTCAAAATATGCTTACCAAGCAAGCCGCCGCGAATTCACAAATGAGGTACAGTCCTCTTCGACGTATGCTTGCCCAGCAACCTCAAATAATGCATAGTCCTGGGTTAGGCGGATTTCACACTCCCGGAACTTATCCTCAAAGTATGAGTCCAGAGCGGTATCAACAGATTCAAGCTCTTAATTACATAAATCCTGGTGTATTTTCACAACCAAGTAGTTTTAATAGTCCTGAAGATTTTGCTATGGCTTTAAATACTTCTGGGGTTGGAAATTACATGAATCCAAAACAAATACAAACACAATTGGCTAGTGCCAGTAGAAATGTCATACCCTTTGGACAAATGACTCCAGAGGAGCGTTATAGTGCAATAGACAGTTGGCGCCGACTTTCTCCTTTTCCCATCGGATCGGCTAGCGGTCCAAAGGCGCAGCCAGCTATTCAACCCAGGGGCATTTTGGACCAGATAAAAGCAAATCCGCAGAGCTACCCCCCACGATGGCAAAACAATGATCACAGGCCCAGTAATTTATACGAAGCTCCCTTCTACGGATTTTACCATGACCAGAGGTATAATGACTACTTAAAGGCGCAAAACGCGATGTTGGCAGAAAGATCGGGTAACGATTGGCGGGATATTAAAGATTGGCAGGAAGCGGAACGACAGGGGGCATGGGAAGTAATGCCAGGCGGACTCACGAACCCTTTCTTACACGCAGCATACGATGTAAGAAACAATCCATTGGGGTCAGAGGAGGGCGGTCAGTATGTCGAAGGTTATAATCCTCTAGGCATTACTGCAAGGAATCCGACAAGCGATGCTCAAGTAGCAAATCTTGCAAGTCAAGAGCTTGAATCTGCTTATAAAATTTATATGGATAGGTTGCGTGAGCAGCAGCGCCAGGAGTCAGAGGATGCGAGAAGCAAAGAAAGAGCTCAGGCCGCAGGAAACATAAGCCTAATGGGCGGCCAAAAACCGTAGATCAATTAAGAAGAAAGTCTGAGTTAAAGTAATATTATGTTTTCAACTGAAAATGATTAAAGTAGCAAACAATCTTCAACGTTTAGTAAAGAGCGCTAACAATCCATCACAGGAAGCAGCAACACTAAGAACTGATCATCCTTTTAATCTTCATTACGCAGGAACTCCGCATGCTTACTATTCTTACGGAAATTCTCCAGCAACGAGTATGGTACCAGAAGCTTTTTTTGCGGAATTGGTGGCGGACGGCGGGTACGGAGTCGCGCCGACCGATACGGGTAATATGAGCCCTGAGGATTATGCTGCGTTTCAAAATACCTTACTTAGTTGGCACCGACAACATAATAACCCTTCTACGCCTTATAGCCCTTCTACACAACCCGCGCCTGCAAGAGGGCGTGGCGGAAGAGTAGTTCGCGAAACTCCTGCTATGCATGGGCTGAATAATCCACATACCAGAAATCAAGAAATGCTATTTAGAGCAATGTTCCCGATTGGAAACCTTATACCCGGCTTCTTCAGCGGCGGCGGCAAGGCCTTCGCCACCGCACGCGATGGAAGTTATACTCCTCATTACAGCTATCAAGAATCCAAAGTCCCATGGCCATACACATACCAAGCTGTGACCAAAAAAGAACCGTTCATGCCGTCTTTCCCGTTTTATAAAGCAGACGGACAAGGTTATGATCAAGTTTTATCCCCTAGATCTATATCAGAGCAATATTCTGATTATTTAAATAGAGGTATGTCAAGGTAATATTATGTTTTCATCTGAAAATGATTAAAGTAGCAAACAATATTCAACGTATGCTTGAGAAAAAATCTGAGCAGCCTTTAAAAGAAGTTTTACGTGATTTTATTGATGATCGGGATCTTCCAATTTATATTGGAACCCCTCTTGGAGCTCTTTTAGGAGGAGTATTGGGTTATGGTGCGTATCGCTTAGGACTTAAGAATAAAGCAATAGAGAAAGACAGCCTTTTGATGGCTCTTGGTTTACCTTTGTTGGGAGCGGCATCTGGCGGACGGCTAGGTTATAGTATTGGTAAAGAGTTAAAGTAATATTATGTTTTCATCTGAACTTATAAGTCTCGTTAGCGGCGGCCTTGTAGGTTTTCTTTTTAGGTATATGGCACAAAAAAGTGCCGATCAGAAGGAGCTGTTTAATCAGCTTATTCAGGCCAACAAACAGACTACTGATAACCAGAATCAGGCTGTTAAAAGAGTTCCGATAGATACAGGTAGAATAGTAAGACAGATTATTGTTTTGACTATATTGTTTGGAGCTTTTGCTGCTCCTTTCATTTTGCCTTTCTTTGGCGTGCCTACATTTGTAGAGGTTGACGTAAAGAATCCTGAAGCTATCTTTGGTTTAATTCCCGCCACCGTAAAGAAGGCATTTGTAGAAATTAATGGCTTTTTCTGGACTTCTGAAAATAGAGAAGTGCTATTAAGTATCGTAGGATTTTATTTTGGTACCGCTGCTGCAACCCCTAATAAATATTGATAGATATCGCTATGGCAATTTTAATTTTTATAATTTTGATGGCTTTGTCTTTTCTGACCGGTTGCTCCAGCAATCCAGTAATCATTCCTGATCCTACCTCTGATAATGGCGTGATGCTGGAGCTTAAGCACCGTATTGCGCAGTCAGAGATTTCAGGAGTTTATAGTTCTAGCTACGGTTGGCTATTTTGGTACATACCTTTAGCTGTATTGCTTATTTTTTGGGGTTACCGTAATTTAATTAAAAAGCCCCTTGATTGCATTGAAGAAGAGCCCGATTCCGTTAAACTGCAAGACAAGGTTGACGGGGATATTAAAACTTAAATTAAAACTTAGGGGTATTAACAGTGATTAAAGTAGCAAATAATATTAAATCCATGTTAGAAAAACAGGCTTTATTTACTGTAGGCAGTTTTAGCCCGTTTGAGAGTCAGCTCGCTAACTATGGCGTCTATGCTGGCGGCGGCGGACTTGCTGGTGCTAGTATTGGTGCTCTGGTAAATGCACTGCGTGGTGAGTCTAAGCTTAAGGGCGCACTCATCGGTGGCGGTGTTGGTGTCGGTGCTGGTGTTGGTCTAAAGGGATTGGCCGATGTATTAGCCGGAAATGCACAAGGTATACTTCGAGATTACGGAAGAAGTGGCTATCTAGTAGCTAAGGGCAAAAAAGAGGATGAAGCAGACTTAGCGGCCTATCGAGCTCGCAAGCAAGACACTTGGACTAATTACTTCAAAGATAAAGTTTTTGGTGAGCCTACAGTAGTAAAAGGCGATGAAAACCAAAAAGCCTACGAGAAAGTTATAGAGGAGCTTGCATCAATGAGTATTCTCGAAGCTATCAAAAATGATGAGCAGAATCGTCATTGGAGAACCGTCATTGATGCAGCACACGGTCTACACGATCTTATCAAAGGATAAAACTGCGAAAGAACACCAACAGTGATTAAAGTATCAAGCAACCTTCAACGTATGATCTTCGTCAAGTCTGCTGAGGACTATTGGTACGGAGCTGAAACAACAAACTATATTGATTTAAATGGAAAACCAACAAATCAATATGGCATTTATCACGGTTTACCTATTAGAGAGTCTGATGAAGTTGGGTGGCTTCAAAATCCCAAAAAATCAATTCCACGTAGTCAGCTTGAAAGAATTATCAAAGAATTAGCTAAAATTAAGGGAATCGACGTAACCGGAGAAAACAAAGATACCGGTTATCTAGAGTTTGGATGGAGCACAAATAAAAATAGGGGTGTTGCCGACGAAGAAATGTCTAAGATGATAAATTCAATTTTGTATAAATAGAGACGGAGTTAATAAATGATTAAAATAGCTCATAATCTACAAAATCTTATTATAAATAAATTATCAGAAGATCGTAGTCCAGGATACGTTGGAGTCCCAAAATCCACGGGGTGGGATGGGTATGGAGTTTACGAGCGGGAAGGTCAACCCCGTAGATACTTGCGTTTAACGCCTCCTGCAGCAGCTCCTATGCCTGTTATGCCAGGGCCTACATCTCCTCGAGTTCCTATGCCTGTTATGCCAGGGCCTACATCTCCTCGAGTTCCTATGCCTGTTATGCCAGGGCCTACATCTCCTCCAGTTCCTATGCCTGTTATGCCAGGGCCTACGCCTTCTCCAATTCCTATGCCTACTACGCCAAAGCCTCGTCCAAACGCAATGGATTACGCTAACGTATTACTAAGGCACCTTAATAGGCGGCGAGTTCGTACGCCTGCTACGCCAGCTCCTACGCCTTCTCCAGCTCCTACGCCTATTGAGGCTGAGTTTAGCGAGAAGATGCAGCGCCTTGATGACCCGAAGAGCGCATGACGCGCTCAATATCTTCTAACAGAAAGTAAAGCCATGTTTTCGCCAGAACTTATAAGTCTTGTTGGCGGGGGCCTTACAGGCTTCCTCTTTAAATATATGGCTCAGAAGAGTGCTGATCAAAAGGAGATGTTTAATCAGCTCATTCAGGCTAATAAGCATCCATACCTTTCGTTGCACGGGCGATCTGAGCGACCTCCCGTTGCCAGTGCTTCTCCAATTCCCCCTTATAATAGAGTTTATTAATTCGTTTCTTTAAGTACTAGAATTATCCAAGGGGCAATACGTTCTATTTTTGTAGCGGAGTTTTCATATAAGACTCCTCGCATAAAGCCTATTGAAGAAACAATTCCGACTATTTCATTATTTTGATTTAAAACGGGACCGCCAGAATCTCCGTACCAGATAGTTCCTTTGTAGCAAAGCATTTTGATATAAAAAGGGTCTTCTTTTAAAGTACCGTAGTAGCAAAAAGTGTTAAGGTCACTTTTCTTTCTGTATTTGCCTCCGTGACCCACGACTGTAAGAGACTCTCCTCGAACTAAATCTTTAGTGCAGATCTGCATAGGCTCCTCTAAACACGGTTCATATAGTTTAGCTATAGCAGCATCAAGAATATAAATAGAGCCTATTTTAAATAGAGGAGGAAGTGCAATGCTATCTATGCAGTACCGCATTCCATTAGTTTCAAACCAATGGAATTCTGAATCATCTACTACATGTCCTGCCGTAAGTATATGGTGTGAGTCTAAAAGAGTTGCGCTTCCAATTAACCTACCATCGTAATCAGTAATGCGACCCACAGCAGGCATTTCACTGTCTGTAATTAATGTAAACCCTTTTAAATACGAAGGTTTATATTCTTGAACTTTTACAGGGTTTATGGTTGTTTCGTAGGTGGCGCATCCAGTCCAAAGCAAAACAAAAGCAGTCAGTACGTATATGCTAAAACTAACTAAATTTTTATGCAAAGTTTTCATGATATAAACATCCGATATCTTTGACCTACATGCAAATTTAAGTTTAAAATATTTGAAAAGAAGCTATACAATGATACTGTCTTAAGAAAAATAAAGAATAAAAATAACGCCTAGGTTTTACTCAGAGTGCTATACCTTTGGCTCAAAATTTACACTTAACAGTAGGAATGTCGTATATGCTTCTAGGGGTAGTTTTTACCGAGCTTCGTATTTTTATTTTAGCTATAATTTTTATGCTATTAGAGCTTAAACTATGAATCTATTTCGCTCTTATTTAATCAAATACGCATATGGTTGTGATGCTGTAGGGTTTTTGAATTCTTCTGAGCTGTTACAGAAAAAATTGGAAGCTATTATGTCTGATATGGAAAAGCCTGAGCTAGAACATGCAGCCCCGGTTGACGACAAAGTTGTCGAGATTACAGTAGTGAAGACATCTACTAACGATAAATTAATAAAAACCCTTCTTAGCTATGGTCTAAAGTTTGCTCCAAAGATGATGCCTCTGTACAACGAGCTTGATCCTAAGGATTTAGCAGACATAAAGATAGACGTAGGGTACTCCTTACCTCAAAATAAAGATACTAAAGTTGATGATGTAGAGCAGGATTCAACTCAACAGTTAAATGGAGATAAGACTCTGTATCCGACTACATCGGATCTTTTTAATTTTAACAATATTTCTAAAGACACCGCACTTGCATGATTCCTTATAGCGCCTACATGAAGCGAGCGGCAGCGCCTACAAGACCAAGCCCTAGCTATACGTCTGCTACTGAGACGGGCCTTACTTCTACAGGCACTCCAAAACCTTTTCAAGCGCCTAGATACTACGATCGCCCAGGTGTTAATCCTGAACTTGCAGCACAAGGCAAGCAATTAGAAGCAGACTACGCTCGTCAGTTTCCATATGGAGACTACACCTATAGCACCAAAGGTTGGGGTTATCGAGGCGGTCAGCGTGCTCAAATGGATCAGGAACAAATAGACCTAAGGAATAGGTTTAGACTCTACGAGGCTCAAGCTAGGGGAATCAGCCCAAGTAATCCACAAGCTGTTGCGCCAAGCCCCAGTGCTGCAAGTGCATTTGTTGGGGACTTGGCTAGATCTCCTATTATGCCCACTGCTCCCTTTATGTACGCCTACGATGTTGGCACTAAAGGTTTACAGCAAGCTACAGCCGATAAGATGCAATCCGATGCTGTCTACGGAAGCATGTTGGCAGATGCTGGAAAGCGCGTAGCCAATCGCTGGGGCGGCAACTTTGAGCTTCAGTACAACGATCCCTATTTAAACTATGCTAGTTACGCTTTGGAGGCTGCTCCAAGTCTACTTCTGGCAGCAGGTACCGGAGGCGGAAGTCTTGCAGCTCAAGGTGCCGCTCGTACTGGTGCCACAGTAGCCCCAAGTGCCTTTAGAACTCTAGGTCGTTTCGCCGCAACAGGTTTTCAACCCGCACTTCAAGGTTCAACTAATCCTGTAGTTAGATTTGCGGGACGCTCAATTCCTGCTTTCACTAACTACGCTATGTCCGGGCTTAATCCAGTACCGTTAATCATGGGTACAATGCGAACAGCTGGGGTTGATAGAGTTCTTTCTCAATTAGGAGCACACCTTGCAACCCATGGTGCAGCTAACAACTATGCAAATGCCTACAGGGATACAGCTGCGTTTAATGCAGCAAATCCAAATGTTGCCGGCACTCCAGAATCTCTTCAGCGTTTTGGTGAATCTCTATTGGCCGGAGGCATCCACTTAGATCCAACTGCTTTAAACCCATGGGGTATTGGTGCAAGCAGTTTTTTACCTTCTATTGATGAGCAACGAGAATCAGCTATAGACAGAGCTACTGAGTTAAAAATATCTCAAATGTCACCAGAGAAGCAAGCCTTGGTGTTAAGTGATCCAGCACAGTATGCCGTAGTGAGAAAACAAATTATTGATGAGTTTTATCCGAATTCTTTTGTTCGCCATGCAACTGACGTAGTAACTCTTAATCCACTTAGAGCATTAGGTGCGACTAGTTATAGCGAAAATCTGGCTACAAATAAAGATACTGCAACTAATGTTGCTACAAGCGCAATGGGGTTTAAAAACACGGCTTTGCTAGACCCTAAGTTCTTTAAGGATTTAAATGATTTATCTTTTGACTTCGCTCAAAATCCAGAGTCTATTAACTCCAGTGGGCTTGGTAAGCACCTAATGCAATCTCCTCTAGCAGCTCAAGTAGGGGGAAACCCTCGAAACGTTATTGCAGCTGCACAAATGATGGCTGGTCTTAACAGAACGCTAGCTAACATGTATTACGCCTATCAGCAAACTGGCCAAGTACCTCCAGGCTATACAGAACTTGCGCAACAGGCTGATAATATTGCCAAGGCTCAGCAGCTGCCAGTGGAAGTTCAGGAATCAGGTAATACCCCCTTAGTAGATGCCTTGCTGCAACTACGACCAGTAATGAATCAGATATATCCGGGGGCGCAGCAAACTCAAGGAGCGACGCAATGAGTACTCTAGGCGATCTTAAAAAGGCTAAGCAATACTCTGATGTCAAGCAGTACAGTCAGAAGCATCAACTTATTCATCAATTGGTAAGAGAGGCTCCTAAAGAGTTTTATGTAGACTCTGAGAAAGACGGCATTGTCGGTCTTACTCATAGCTCTACTAACTTTAAGATCCATGTTCCAAAGAACGTAATCTCCGGATTGCAACTAAGCGATGCTCCTGAAAAAGAATCCGCAGTAGCCGACATTATGTCTGCTGGGTCGGGAATGCCTAATATCACTGGTGGTGGTCAGGGTAGCTATATAAAGCTGCCTTCGTTGTTCGGCAGCATGAAGTCAAAGTTAACTAAAGCAACTAAACAAGTAGGCGAAGATGCTAAAAAGCCTTCAACAGGGGCTGCATCGAAACTATATCCAGCCACTGTAGAGTATATGAATAAAAAGATGGCCCCTACTCCATTTCCCTATAAGCACGCAGCGTTTACTTCAGACCTATCGAAGTCTTTAGGTTATAGCCCGGGCTTATGGTACGGCGAAGATGCATTTAGTCCAGCTGCTCAGACTCGATTTGGAAACTTAGTCGCAGGTGTAGGGTTGACTGGTTTAGGTGTTGCCTCTGTTCCTATTTTAAAATATTTATTTCCTGAGCGCTTTGCCGGTAAAGAGAAGGCTTTGATGGCTCTTGCTGCTATTGGCGGTATGAGCGCTCCTTGGTTGATTAACGCCCCCTCAACAATGGCAGATATCTCGAGACTAACTCTGCCTAAAAACGAAGACTACACAGACGATGATTGGAAAAAGATGCAGAGGGCTTCTCGTATACGCTCAGGGATTATTCCAACTGGAAATAATGCTCTTATTGCAAAAGGGCAGGATCCAACTAAGGTTGGTTCGTATATTCCTATGGATATGCAAATTGCTAGGACTCATTTAGCAGACGTAGTTAGTGAACAGATGCGTTCTGGCTACGTAGACTATGGTCAAGCTGCAGGGCTTATGCTGCGAGCCAGTCAGGAGTCTAACAAGCCCTGGTTTACTGTCCGAGACATCGCTCATGCTGCTATTGGCGCTGGAGCAGGTGCAGTTGCCGGTACTGCTGCTGCTAAGGGAATCGGCATGTTTATGAACCTTAGCCCCAAGGAGCAGACTGTTATGCAAGGCACAGGCGCTGCTCTTGGCACTTTAATTAACTTGGGCAAACTATCATTTTGAGTAAGTTTCTTTTCTACGGTAGAATTACATTATGACCAATAAAGAATTACAAGCATTTCGTCAAGGCTTTTGTGAAAAGGCTGCAGAGTTAGGCATTCTGCCTTCTGAGCTTTTATCTTACAGTGGTTATAAGCAGTCGTTTTTAAACAATATTACAGGGGATGCTGCCAACGTTGCTAGCACTGCGACTCAAGCGGCGCTCTTACTGGCGATGGGTGGGCTTTCGCTGGGCGCAGCGGGCGGCGCACTAGGTAACTACTTGTACAACAAGGCAAAGTTTGAGCTGGATCCTGATGACTCTATTTTGCCAACTTACAATGCGTTAGACGAGGCAAAAAATTTGCATATTCTTGCAAAATACCGTAATGCTAAAAAACTTGTAGAATCCGGGCTTTCATAATATGTATAAATACTCTAATTTAAATACAAATAGTTTACTGTACTCTTTACTCGGCGCTGGACTCGCAGGCAGTGGAACTTATGGGTTATATAAACTATTGACCCCCAAGAAACATCAAACAACTGGATTGGGGCTAAGTGCTACCCTCTTGGGAGCTCTAGGTGGTGGAGCCCTTGGCTATATGAAGCATGAGGATATTCATAAAGCTATGTTGGCTGCAGCTGAAAAGCTACAAAAAAGCATAAAAGCAAAAGTAGAAAAGCAGATACAAGATTCTGCTCCGAACCGTCCCGTAACTATGGAGAATGGTATACTACATATCACCAACTGATCATGACGTGTATGTATCAAATTTTTACCAAGTAATACGAAACCTCGAGAACCCGTTTAATTAAATAATATGACTGTTGAGTCTCCAGCCGACGTACCTCTTTTTAGCTTTAAGCACCAGAACTTAAGCGACCCGCCATTCTTTGGCTCCGTGTCGCCTATAGTTAAAGAAAACGACGGTCAAGATAAGCGACCCCAAGAAACTCCATTTTTTAATTCTAGGCAGTTCTGCCTTTGGAAAGAGGGGGAACTCTCTCAGTACAACCAATTAGTAGACGTTCTGGTAAAATGGAGAGATAGAGGTTGGTGCGAGTTCACGGAAGTTACAGAGTGGGTTGAGGCCAAAGAAAACTGGACCTCTTGGATTAAGTATTACGCCTTACTGCAAATTCCGGCAGAAGAAATGCATCTTTATCTCTATGAAATGAATATTCTAAATATGCCGATGCAGATGAATGAAGACCAGTCAGACAAGGAGATATTGTAGTATGGTTCCTTACAAAAATTATATTAAAAGTTTCAATGCGAAAACTATCAGAGATGTGGAGGCGGCAAAAGCGGTCAAGTATGGCGGCGTGCAGCTTTCTCCGAATGCGACCGCAGCTGGATTGCCGTCCTTAGGAGATTTGAGTCAAAATCCTAATTTCTCCGAACTGAAACTTCCGCCCCGCCCAACCCTAGAGCAATTGCTAGGCCCTGGACGTGTGTGGGATGAAGAAAGGGGCGTAGTGATAAACCGTGCTCGGCAACTGCAAGAACTCCGTGACGCGATGCGCGCGAGTATGATTCCAACTTTTGACGAACAAGTAAGGGCGAGACAAGAACTTGAACAGCACCTTATTAACACTGAAAAAGACACCCAAACAGCTGCTATTAACGCTGTATCCGCCCTCGCCCCCGTCCCTCCTATAGGCAGAGGCCCCCTTTTGCCAAATGCGGCTTCTGCTAGGCAGTACGGGCGAGAAAATTATGCAACTACCCCTGTTCCAACGCAATTAATCAATGTGAATCCGCCTAAGCCTAAGTTTCCTGATAAAAGCCCGCTTCAATACCTTCTTAATCCAACTGATAATAATTATGCCAATTACGGTATTGCAGGCGGTATTGGAGCTCTTGCCCTTGGTGCTTTAGGTAGCCTTTTATCCGAACGCAAAAATAGAATGAGAAATACGCTACTGTATGCTTTGCTTGGTGGGGGTCTGGGTCTTGGAGCAAAGTATTTAGCGGATCGTTATGGAGTTGGCGGTGTAAATTCTGCTGACTCTAGTGTAAAAGCCTAATAGCCGTGCCTGCTAAAACTAAAAAGCAACAAAGATTTTTTCAGTAAATTATATAAAGGGATAATAATAATGCCTTACTCTCACTATCGTCCAATTCTTAAACAATCCAATATCACTGTTGGGGATGCTCTTGCAGCGTTGAATCCAACTAGCCACCAGGTCTGGCCCCAGATGAGTCTAACTACTAATCCTCTAGCAGACTACGGCATTTATGCAGGCGGTGGCGGACTTGCTGGCGCTAGTATTGGTGCTCTGGTAAATGCACTACGTGGTGAGTCTAAGCTTAAGGGTGCGCTGATTGGTGGCGGCATTGGCGCCGGCCTTGGCGCTGGCGCAAAAGCTCTTGGCGACTATATGCTTTCAGACGAAGTTGCTGAACTTGCAAAACTTGATAGGGAAAGCGAGACTGAATTCCGCTGGCCATGGAAGACCTTCCCGAGTGAGAAGGCTAAAGCAATCAAAGAAGAGTCGTTACTTAAAAACATTATGAGGAGTCTAGAGAACGCTTCAAGATCCTAGCCTTCTTAAAGGAAGGAAAATATGCCTGCTCAGAGCAAGAAGCAACAACGCTTTTTTGGTTTAGTTAAGGCTATTCAAGAAGGCAAAGCTACTGGCTCTGGTAAGGCTGAGCAAGCTGCGGCAAGTATGTCTGAAGAGGATGTGCGTGACTTTGCCAAGACGGAGCATGAAGGTCTACCGGAAAGCAAAAAGGAATCCATGGATCCCAACGTAAAACAACTACTTAACTATGCTGCCATCAGTGCAGGAGTAGGTCTTGGCGGCGTGGGGCTCTATGGCCTTGGTAAGTATCTGCATGATGAATCTATGTTTGGTTTACCTGGCCAAGAGAGTCGTTTAAAGAGTATGGAGAAGCGTATTGCTATTCCAAAGAGCCACAAGATAGAAAAGTATCTACCTAATGATATAGCTAGCCCTACTGATATGCTGCCAGAGAAAGCAGACGAAACCACTTCGGATCTTTCTCAGGAGACTATAGACGACATGGAGAATCCTAAGGAACTCAGTGAGAAGGCGTCTGGATGGGGTGAGTGGATCACAGAGCCGCTGGTGTATGGTATGGCTACCCCAACTGCAATGTTAGCTCCGGGTATTCTTACCTTCATGCTTGGCACTCGACTTATCGATAAAGCCCGTAAGGAAAAGATGGAATCTAAGATTGAAAAGGCTAAGAAAGAATTTGAAAAAGTTCTTTCAAAACAATCCTCTGAGCTTCAACTGCAGGTCGATGGTTTAGTAAAACAGGCTATTGATCCAATTCCCCCTGACAAGATTCAGAGAACGCCAGACCCCCATGGACCAGGATTGAACATTCCGGGTGCCGCTTTTGCTTTAGGCCTTACCCCCGGCATAGGGATGCTGCTTGGCTGGTGGTATATGCAAAACAAAATGAAGAACGATGAGGACAGAGCTAAGCTCAAGAGCATGCAGAGTTTGCTTAAGCGCGATATTGCTTCCGGTGCTTTTGCATCGGGTGTTGATCTTGAAGAAACCACCGAAGGTAAACCAAAATTTAAACTTTAAATTAAAATAAAAGTTCCATGCCTATGCCTGGTGCAGATGACTTAAATCAACTCGTAGCTCCCTCTGCTCCAGTACTGAGAGGCTTTAATGATTACCGCATTACTCGTAAGAACATTTTTGACGGTGTAAAGAATGCGGTATTGTCAAAGTTTCCTTTGCAGAACACTCGATACACTGTCGAGCTCTCGGGCCTAGACTACAGCCGTTCAGAACCCTACAGTATAAAGGAACAGCAAGAAGCTTTGATGCAGAATCAGAGTCTTTATATTCCATTGCGGGGTCGCCTGGTAATGAAGGATAACGTTACCGGTGAGATTCTGGATAGGACTGATAAATCTATTACTCTCGCCAGAGTACCTTATCTTACAGATCGTGGTACTTTTATTAAATCAGGTAGTGAATACACTGTAGCCAATCAGTCTCGGCTGCTTGCAGGACCATACGTTCGTAAGCGTAAGTCTGGTGAATTTGAGGCGCACTTTAACACTATGCCTGGCAAGGGTCGTGGTTTTCGTATGGCATTCATGCCAGATACCGGAAAGTTTGTTGCTGAGATTGGGCAGTCCGTTGCTCCTGCTTACCCAATGTTTAAGGCCTTAGGTATTGATGACTCTATTCTTGAGCGCACCTGGGGCAAAGAACTCCTGGAGTCAAACAAGATCGGCTCTACCTATGACGCAGCTCGTATCTATGAACGACTAACCAATAGTCCTTCAAAGGGATTAGATGATGCCACAATCTATCAAGGCATCAAGGATGCTCTTTATAAGACTGAATTAGACCCCGAGGTTACTCGTCGTACTCTGAGCTACGCCGAAGCTATCAAAAAGCAGGCAGATGTACCTCTGCGCGGCACTCTTAAGATTGAAGACGAAGGTTATATTACCGTACCTGCAGGATTCGTGGACAGTGTTTTCTATGCACTCCGAGATTCTGACAAGGCTCCTGCTATCTCTCCCGTTGCCAATAAGAATAAGCTTATTGTCATTACAGCAGAGGAGCTTAAACAGTTAAAAAAAGTCTTCCGTAAGAATTTTGAGACTACTTGCGGTTCTGGCCGCAGATTTACCTACAATATTCGCAACGTACTGCCCCCCAGCAACGGCGAATATTGCATTGATATCGAGTGCCCAGAGCTAGAGCAACTGCGTAGAAGCCTCTTGCTCGATGCCAAGCCTCGTGGTGGGTTTAGACTAACTGTAGGTACAAAAGTTGCTGCTGATTTAAATGAATTGCTGACTGAGAAGGAAGCCGCTCCCCTGCCAACTATGCAAGACTTCGAGTATGAGCAAATGCAGCTTAACGACGAAGACCTAAGCAGAATTACCGGTAATACCTTACTACGCGTTTCTCAGAAGATTCTCAATGCTCAGCGTGGCCTTGAGGATCAGGATGACCGTGACTCTTTGGCTTATCAGAAGTTTCTAGGCCCAGAGGACTTCTTCTCTGAGAGAATTCAGAAGGATGCTGGTGCAGCTGTCAGAACAGCTTTGTTTAAAGCTACCAATAAAGGTAATTTAAACTCTTTCCGCAATGGTGTATTCACACCAGTGCTTAACGGCGTACTTATAGGATCTGGTCTTGGCGCACCCATTGAGGAAGTGAACCCGATGGAGATTCTGGACCAGAATATGCGTGTAATTCGTACAGGTGAGGGAGGCATCGGTTCGGCTGCTCACGGCATCCCTGTTGACAGTCGTTCAGTGCAGCCTTCTCATCTCGGGTTTCTAGATCCAGTTCGTACTCCTGAGTCCGACAAAGTAGGTATTGATCTACGACTTACCGTAGGCTCCTACAAGGGCTCAGATGGCCAGATATACTCCAAGATGCGCAGAACTAAGACCGGTAAGCTAGAGCCTGTGGCGGCTCGTACGCTTATCGATTCTATTGTTGCATTTCCTGGAGAACTTGCACGCTCGGCGAAGACAGGAGATCCAATCAGGGCGATGGTGCGTGGCCGCATTTCCTATGTCGATCCCACAGAGGTCGAATACGAAGTGCCTGCCCATAGCAACATGTTTAATATTAATTCCAACCTTGTACCTGGTATCTCAGGTGTCAAGGGTGGACGCCTGCTTATGGGCTCTAAATACTTCACTCAGGCGTTACCTGTCCAGGGTGCCGAAGCGCCCCTGGTACAGGGATTAGACCCTAATGACGCAGATGGTAGATCGTTTGAGGAACAGCTTGTGCCACACCTTGGTGCTGTTGCTGCTGAAACCGAACTTGGCAATGGTCTCGTTACTGCGATTACGCCAGAATACGTTGAGGTAAAGCACGGCAAAGAAAAACGTCGTTATGAGCTGTACAACAACTTTCCATTCAATCGCAAGACTTATATCCATAATACGCCAACGGTTAAGTTGGGAGATCAGATCAAACCGGGCCAGCTTCTGGCTAAGTCTAATTTTTCTGACGACCAAGGCAGACTTGCTATGGGTCGTAATCTAAAGGTAGCGTATACGGTTTGGGGTGACACTGAACTGGGCGGCTCTAACTTTGAAGACGGCGTAGTCATGTCTGAAACGGCCGCTAAAAAGATGTCCTCGGAGCATATGTACACTGTTGGCTATGACAGCAAAGATGACTATGAAGCCAACTTTAACAAATTTATTTCTCTATTTCCAGGACAGTACAACAAAGAGCAGTTAGCCAACCTTGACTCTGCTACAGGTGTCGTTAGGCCAGGTACTGTTTTAAATCCTGGTGATCCTATTATTCTTGGTGTAGGTGAAAGGAGGTCTGATGTATTTGGCCTGATGAAGAAGGCCAGACCGAGCTATACGAATAGAGCTCAGACCTGGGATCATAGCCAGCCAGGTGTTGTGACCGATGTTACCAAGAATCGCAGCGGATATCAGGTTGCAATTAAGTCCTATAAGCCAATGTCCATAGGCGATAAGCTAGTCGGTCGTTATGGCGATAAGGGTGTTATTTCCACTATTATTCCAGACGAGGATATGCCAAAGGATAAGGAAGGCAATTCATATGAAGTTATTTATAATCCCCTCGCTCTTGTCACTCGTGTTAATCCTGTGCAGGCCGTGGAAGCTGCAATGGGAAAGATTGCAGCCAAGACCGGCGTACCTATCAAGCTTCCAGCATTCTTGGATGAAAGTTTTATAGATTTTGCACAACGAGAGCTAAAGAAAAACAAGCTTACCGATACAGAGACCCTTTATGATCCAAGACTCAATCGCAATATAGATAACGTATTTACCGGAAATCGCTATTTCCTAAACTTACATCATCAGGCAGAGAAGAAGTTGAGCGCCCGTGATGTCGGTGGCTACAGCACTGAAGAGACTCCAGTCAAGGGTGGAACAGAGGGCGCTAAGCGTATTTCTATCTCTGATATGAATGCTCTCCTTGCCCACGGCGCTATCGAAGTGATTAAGGATGCCAGACTTATCCGTGGTCAGAAGAACGACGAATACTGGCGTGCAATCAAGATGGGTACTCCGGTGCCTTCCGTTAATGTCCCCTTCGTATGGGATAAGTTTGTAGCCCAGCTCAAGGGTGCCGGAGTAAATGTAGAGCGTCAAGGCGGCGCCATAAACATTTATGGTATGACCGGTGAGGATGTAAAGAATTTATCTGGCGGCGAGGTTAAGGACTTTCGGGATATCGACTTTAAGACCGGTAAAGCCTATGACGGCGGCTTCTTCGACGAAAAGATCTTTGGCGTCAACCAGTCATTTTTCGGTCATTTCCCGCTTGCTGCCAAGATAGTTAACCCCGTCATGGAAGATGTGGTGCGATCTCTTACAGGCCTTACCAAGAAGGATTTTGAATCCTTAGTCTCAGGCGATACGATTAAGGGCATTCGTGGTATGGGGGGACTGGAGCAGAAGCTTATTGGAATGAATGTTCCTGCGGAGATCGAGGCTACTCGTAGAGAAATCACGGGGTCTAAAGGTCAGAAACGCAGTAATGCTATTTCTAAGTTGTCATACCTGGAAGGCATGGAGAAACGTAAGATTAAGCCAAAGGATTTCTTCTGGGAAGACATGCCAGTACTGCCGCCTCGCTTTAGACCGATTACCGATACCGGCAATATGCAGATGATCTCAGATATGAACTATCTATACAAAGAGCTGTTTAGCATGAACAGCAATCTCAAAGATCTGCAGAGTGAGCTCGGCAATGAAGCTACAGGCAAGGAGCAGCTTGCACTTTATAAGATGATTAAGGCTACAGTTGGACTTGCAGATCCTGCTAGTGCAAAGCTTAAGCAAAAAAATGTCAATGGCATTATTAGACACATTCTAGGTAATAACCCGAAATTCTCAATGTTCCAACGCAAAGTCTTGTCTTCTACAGTAGAAGGCGTAGGTAATGCTGTTATTACTCCAGACCCCTCGCTAGATATGGACCACGTCGGTGTACCTGAGGATATGGCATTCTCTGTATTCCGCCCATACGTAGTTCGATCCCTCGTTGCCTCAGGGGCAAATCCTCTGGAAGCGATGAAGCAGGTTGAGAGTAGAACACCAACTGCCAAGCGAGCTCTACTCGCTGAAATGGAGAAGCGCCCGGTTATGATTACTCGAGCGCCCGTACTGCATAAGTACAACTTCATGGCAGCCAAGCCAAGATTGACCACGGGTAGCACTCTTAAACTATCGCCATCTGTTGTTGTTGGATTTAATGCAGACTTTGATGGTGATCAGATGCGGTTACACGTTCCTTCTTCTCAGAAGGCTATAGCGGAAGCCTATGATCGTATGTTGCCTAGTCGTAATCTATTGTCTGCCGCAACATTCCAGGCTCAGCCGTTTATTAAAAACGAGTTTTTATACGGTCTTTATTTAGCCAGCAAGAACTCACCAGATAAGAAAAACGTCAAGGTATTCCGCTCCAAGAATGACGTAATTCAGGCGTTTAATCGAGGCGAGCTTAGCGCTACTGACACCGTAAAGATAGTAAGATGACTCAGCCATATTCCCAACTCGTAAAGATTCACGGTAAACAGTCAATGGCTAAACAAATGAACAAGCAATCCAAATATCATATGTTACGTCAATACCTCATGCAGAAGATTGCATACGATTCGAAGCAAGAGGAGGAGGCAATCCAGCGCCTTAAAGCGCAGGAGGCAATCATACAGAGACTAGGCCTTACAGGCCAAGTTAATTTTGTAGGTGCCTTCGGTAATAAACCTGGAATCGCCGTTCGTCCAGACGGTAAAACAGCAATAGATCCCCTAGAACAAGTTGCCTTAAATAACTTTTTGGCTAGCACTGCCCCGCTCCGTACGACCGGACAACCAGGTTATCAAGGCGGCCAGGGGGTTACTGGAACGCCGCCAGCTATGCCGCCACCAGCAAAACCTCCAGTTTCTGCAACTCCTACGGCATCAGCAAAACCTCCAGTTTCTGCAACTCCTACGGCATCAGCAAAACCTGCAATTCCAGCGTCTTCTACGCCACCACCAAAACCTCCAGTTTCTGCAACTCCTACGGCATCAGCAAAACCTCCTAAACCCGTAGTTACTAAACCTAAAGGTATTCCTAGTGGGACGGGCGGTGCAGGTATAGATGATCCATAAATAAGTATTACTTAGTCCTAAAATCAAACTAAGAGTATAAAATGATTAAAGTATCAAACAGCCTTCAACGTATGCTTGAGAAGCGTGCTAATACTGGATTTCTAGGGGCTCCAACTGGGTCGCCTATTTCGGATCCGGATGATCTTAAGTTGAGGTTAGGGGTACGCCCAGAACACGATTGGGCGACAAGTAAAGCCCCTGATCCAGAATCCCGTGGTGAATACTACGGTACGAGGCCTACTCTACCGCCTGATAATAATACACCTGCCTCTAGGATGTATCCGAATTACTATACATTGCATCCTACCACCCCTAGAGCAGATTTTGAGCGGAACTACGGCGATGAATTGACTGAGCGGCTAAGGCAAAACGCTAGGGCATACCAGGAAGCACACCCCCAGGCAATGGCTAGGTATGGGGCAACTAGCTATATGCCAAATTACTCTCTAGTAAACTTTGATGCGCCCCATTGGGTTAGGCAGTTAAGGGAAGTAGACGGGGAAGCATCAATGGAGGCTTATACTTATAACAGGGCCTTTCCACACCACCAGGCGATAGTCCATATGGCTCTGAATCCTTCTGATCCTGACTATGGTACCTTTGATAATCCGACAGATTATTACAACTCAATCTTACAGCACGAGTCTACCCATAGATTGCAGCCTGCTGAGTATCTCGACAGCAGAGGGCGTCCAGTAAGGAAGCAAAGAGTACTGCCTGGAGAAGATCCGGCACAAGTTTATAATTACGGGCAGACGACTCCTCCGGCTCCAGTCGTCCCGCGGACTCTAGTCGGCCTCCTAAGCTCAGCTTTTGACCTAAGCCCAAGGGAGCCCTACAGGCATAGCCGCTTCCCTCAGGAGCTAGCACCCATGGTGTCTCAGGCTAAGTTACAGTACTATAACGATCTGAGAAGGACTTCATCGCTCAGCAATGTTGAGGAACTTATGAACTTTAACGACCCCAATAACTATGAACGGTTCTTAAGTTGGATGAAGTCCCAAAATGGCACGGCTGGCCAAGAAAACTATGCAAGAGACATCAATTGGATTCTCAAGCTTCCACCTGAAGAACGAGATCTTTACTTTAAAGGAATTGTTTCTCGTCAACCCATCTCTACTGAGTATAGGGTATGATTCTAATCTTTACTCGTAAAGATTCATGGTAAACAGTCAATGGCTAAACAAAAGAACAATATTAGCAAAGCCATTGAGCAGGCAGTCAATATATCCAAACTGCCAGGGGGTGTGCTTGAGAAAGCTACAGTTACGGATGGCGGCTTAGATCAAACTCCACTTAGAAGCGCAGAAGATTTAAAGCAGCAATTCTTCGGTCCTACGTTATGGAACAAACAGCGCTTTTGGGAGCTGGGAGACTCTGCTCTATATCAGAGTGCCTATGGGCTACCTGCAGCTGGTCTTGGTGCTCTTGCTGCTGGCCCTGCGGGTATGCTTGCTGGCTTAGGTACAGGCAAACTGTTGGGACAGCTGCATTTACTTTCTAAGGAAGAAGATCGTATAGCTGTTGCTCTCAATAACTTCAATAAAAAAGAAAAGGAGTTGCTGGAAGACATTACTAGCTCTGGTAGAAAATGGGGCATTACTGCCGCTATTCTTTCCGGACTTGGAGCTAGTGGTATAAGTTATTTATCTGGTCATGACCGTTTTGGTAAGATTATTACTCCAATACTACATGGCGGAGTTGCAGCAACTTTAGCTGGAGTTAGTGGAATGCTATTAGGCCAACATCTGGCTAAGCAACGAGCTTTGAAGAATAAAAGGTTTAGAGATATAATTAAACATTACGATAAGTTTGAATAAAGTAAATTATTAAAGAACAATTATGCAACCATATTCTCATCATTCCCCTTACTACAAGCAGCCGGTTGCATAATGACTAGAGCGCCAAAGTTATGACCCCGTACACCCATCACTCTCCTGAATACAGGCAGGTATCCGCTAGATCCAAGCAAGCCTTCATTGGTACAGGGCTCAGTGCTTTAATTCACGGTGCTGCTGCAGATGATAAAGAATCGCTCATGCGAGAAATCCTTCGCGGCGCAGCCAAGGGTTTAGGTGCAGACCTAGGCATACTACTCGGAGGCTTTGCAGGAGGGAGTTTAGGGGCGTATGGTGCGAACGCCGTATACGGTCCGGTAACTGAAGATGAGGATATTAAAAAACGTGTTAATGACGTTGCAATGTATGGTGCAGCCGGAATGGGTGCAGGCGGATTAGGTGGCGGCATCGCTGGATATCTTCTCGCGAATAAGCTGATCAATCAGATTGGCAAGAAGCCAGAAAAGACCTCTGCAGTAAAGACAGCGGGGATTTTAGATTTTATAGAAGGGCTAGTTCGTAGCTATAGTGGCAGTTTGCCATATGCTTACGGGGCAGGCGGATTACTAACTGGGGGGTTGGTAGGAGCTGGGGTAGGCCCTTTGGTAGAGTACTTCCGGGACAAGAAGGAAAAAGACTATAAAAGAGCTTTGCTAATTGGGTTGGGGCTAGGTGCCGGTACTGGTGGCTTACTTGGTGCAGGTACTGGCATTATTGCAAAAGAGGGAATAAACTCTGCCCTAGACTCAATTAAACGTTAATATTTACTATAAAAATCGGATTGGCAAGAAGCCAGAAAAACTTCTTTGGAATTGCTTTAAACAGTAGCAATTAAACACATTTTATAGATAATTTTTAGTCCACCAACTAATCATTGGTGGATTTTTTTATAGCTAAATAAAGGTCACTATATAGTTAAAATAACTAGTCGCATTCATTCGCCATTAGGATACTCTCATGAAGATGAAAAACACCGTTAAAACTTTGGTTCTTAGCAGTCATTTATTTCCTCAAGGAATCAAAGCGTGCATAGTTTTGAATACTTGGGGATCTGTCGGCACGCGCTATTTCGGCCAGCACTATTGTGGATATTTGGAGCTTCCTAAAACTTATGGAACATTGGTTTTGGTTCCTCAAAGCAATATAGGCGTTCATGGTGGCGTGACATATGATAAGCTGTCGGAAGACGGCAAAAGAATTATAGGCTTTGACTGCGGTCATAGCTGTGATTACACTTCGCATAAAGCAAACTGGCACGCTCCTATGAGCGCCATGAATTTTAGAACTCAAACTTACGTGATTAATGAGTTGCGTCACCTCGTGTCTTTGCTGGAAACTGACCGTCTTTTTGTTAACAAATCTTTATAAAATATACCGGTCCGGGAATAATTCCTCTTTTATGGGGGGGCTGACTTTTCTTGTAGGAAAGAACCAGCCTCCCCTTTTTTCTTCAAATGCTAAAAAAAATAGAAGCAGTAATGGAGTGGTGGTTAAAGCATACTCCACGTTGGATGCAGCCCAAGCTGTTCTGGGTTGTATATTACAAGGCTCTCAACATTCTTTTCATAGGACAGCACAGATGAAACTGGAAGCGGTTATATTGTACCCTGGTGGTAATACTGGAATCGTTCGTAAGGAGCTAAATTCCGTGGCCATTCACGGTTTCCCTGGCACCGGCCAAGGCCCCGTGACGGTGACGGAGGATGCTGCAGTTAGTGAGGGTGATCAGACAGTGCGAGCAGAGAACCGTCACCGTCAACAGTCAAACATGGGTAGGTCTGCTCCGCCAACCCCTGTCTTTGCTCGAGATGTGGACTACGCGGTGTATGGCAAGGCCATTTTCTTGTCTGCGCAGAATGGCAAGGAGCAAAGTGTTCCTAAGTGGGTAGACTACACGTTTAGTCAGGCCCTAAATGAGCTCACCCTACGAAACTACGCAAAGAGATTTTGAAGACTCAATAAATTTCAAGATTTTATGATCTTGAATTATTTTATCCTGAGGTATGTCAGGCTCATGATAATTGTTCATTGAGAGCGAGGTCTAAACTTTTCGTTGCGCTTGTAGCTCAGCTGGTAGAGCAAGTGACTTTTAATCACTGGGTCCTGGGTTCGAATCCCAGCGAGCGCATTGCCCTGATGGCGGAATGGCATACGCAGCAGACTTAAAATCTGCAACCGTAAAAGGTATGTGGGTTCAAGTCCCACTCAGGGCACATCTTTTAAACATAGGAGGCACTATGAGTAAAAAAGATTTTATTTTGAAGGTGAGGATAGCTAAATCTGAGGCTACAAATTTGAGTCGTTTACCCACTTTTCTTGATATCTTAGAGGAGTCTGATACAGCGCCCCCCGCTGAAGTAACAGTTGTATTTGGAACCAAAAGTTCGTACAAATTTTTAATACGTTTGGCGAATGGAATAAAAGCAGGAGATTACAATACTGCGCTTCCGACGTCTATGACCATAGAGTATCACGGGTCGTATGCAAATAATTCATATTATAGATAGGCAACAATGTTAAAAAGTAAATCCAGAAAATCAATAATAACTAATACGGACTACGAAACTCGTAGAAGTCGAGCATTGTTTTTTGTACGGATAGTGGGGCTAATTTGTCTCGTAGCGGTTTTGGTGATCATTGGAGTGGCGCTGCCTATATATCTGATATGGCAAGGCGAATGGGTTGGGATATTGGGATTGTTACTTTACAGCATTCTTTTGTTATTTGGAAAGGTCATTAATAATTGCATTCAATGAGTTAATATAATTTATTAGGAATTACTTATGTATCCTAACTATACTTTTGTGAATGTAAAAAGAGTGAAGCTTCCAAAAGGCTGGGTAATGTTAGGGGTCGATCTTCTTCATGAATTTCATGACCTCAAGCAAAAACAGATTCTAGATGATTCATTTTTGGTGTGTGGAATGCAAGAAAGATTTGGAAAACTGGATGTGCAGTGCTGCAACGCTCCTTTAGTGGTAGAGCGTTTGATATCTGAATTCTCTATTCAAGCTGAGAGTACGTGCCAAGACTGCGGTTATTTCTTAGCAGTATTACACAAGAGAAACAATTGGGTGAGAGTTTTGTGCGCAGATTGCGCTCTTAAATCAAACTATAGGCTTATGACTTCGAATTCTAATCTTACTCATCGACCCCGTTGAGTGCGAACGGGCGTATTACCCAGGCCTGGGGCAGGAAGCGTCTCTTCTTCCCCAGGTCTGTGGTTTTTTAATGTTAGTCAAGACAAATATCTAAACAATTAAAAAGGACCTAAATGAACAGATACAGTATTTTAGAATATACATTTGCATGCTTTTACGTATTTGCTCTTTCTGCAATTTCATTTGCAGTTGGCGCAGGAATAATGTGGCTTTTCAGCGACATCTTAAAAGCTTCGCCTTATTGGGTTGCTGGTACGATGGGGGTTATATATGGCTTTAGTTATGCCCTTTGGTTCTTTGATAAATTAGAATCTAAATCATATAACGCCAGAAAGGCAGGCAAGTATGACGCAAGCAGATAACACTAGCAAGGTTCGCTATCCGAACATCAGTGTTAAACTGGTAGGACAGGACGGCAATGCGTTCGCAATCCTCGGTCGTGTTGGGGAGGCATTGAAGCGCGGCGGAGTATCGAAGGAGGAGCGCGACTTATTCTTCAAGCAAGCGACGGTGGGCGATTACAACCATCTGCTGGTAACTTGCATGGAGTGGGTGAGTGATAACTAATGAAAACAAAACAATACCAACCACACCAACCCAAGACAGGACAACCGTGTCAGTGCAAACGCGGACAACAACGTGATAACTGCCCACGATGTGAGGGCACTGGATGGGTGATTGACTTCCAAGCCATTCGAGTTGGCCACCAATCTAAACTCGTAGTTCAAGTCAAATAAATGTCTTCTATGAGTAAACGCAATCTCTTAATTGACCGCGATTGGGAACTACGTTTAGTGGATAAAGTATGCGACGACATACGCTCTACTTTCAATGTTGAGCACTGTGCCGTTCTGCAACTTAGTTACGAATACTCGGGTCTGCTAGCGCAACTCATGGCTCATAAACTAAGTTATGCAGATGGGCCACTTGATATAGAGCCAGTAAATATCCCGTATGCGAATGAGTTCTCTGTTCACATTCATCCTGATCAACTTGATCCGTATGAGAGGTTCATTGTGGTGGACTCAGGATGCCTCAGTGGTAAAAACTTTACCAACGTGGAACGCATATTGCTTGACTACGGGTTTGCTCGTAGCCATTTGTGTTTTTGTTGTTTGGCTACCGATTTGAACTCACGCTTTAAGCCAGATGTTTGCCCCCTGTGGTTTAACGGAGATACTGATATGGTTCACTTTTGGTGGGAAACTAAAACTTCCCATTTCAATACTAAATATAGTGGAGACCGGCTATGAGATGTGTTATTTGCGCAGAGCCAATGCCTAGACTGTATTACGATTCTGGGCAGAGTGTATGTGAAGCGTGCTCTCCTAGAGATAATACTCCGCAAACAATGGAGCGATTATGGGGGCCTAAATGTTCATCAAATTTTGATCAGGATTGCGTTATTTGCCATGCATGGAGATTCTTCGAGGCAAAGGGTTTAGTGCCAACTGTAGAGGACGTTTTTTTTGACTTTGACTAGAGGCTGAGATATGCTTCTAAACATGGGCCTGAACAGGTATCGACTGGTGAGTAGTTTCATGAAGAGCAAGCCGGAGTTGGTCGAAAGGCTCCGCAAAAAGTCGACTAAATTAAGACTGCCAATGAATGGTATGTCCCCTCTGAGTCCCCTGCTCTCGTAGCAGCCTGACTTGGAACCCTGGGCAGGACGCCTGCTAGACGTCCAGGGCTAATCAGCAGGATACGATGGTGGAGGCTTCGAACCAACCCCATTGAGAATTGATCTCGAATATGTTCTGAGCACCCTGTCCATGGGGGGCAAAGGAATGAAATTAAATCATGGAATAAGCTTGTAGCGCTTCATGTGATTTTCATACAGCACGGGGGTTCGATTCCCCCCGGGTCCACTAAGTCCATGTGTCGGAGCATGGCGGGAGGGCGCTGCGCATTCCTAAATAACGCAGCAATATTTTTATCAAAAGAATCTAACGTAGATCTATGTTCGCATCTAACTAAGGATAGTTAAATGTTAAAAGCTAAGGAAAATGTTAAAATTGGAAATTTGGCACTCACCATCCGCTCTAATGAGATCTGCGTATTTACAGATTCAAGTGGAGCTGTTTTGGCTAAGATTTCTATTGGGCATAATTGTCGTATATCCAAAGCCCCAATTTTCATTCAGGCTCCCGTGAATATTCGAGTGTCCCGAAAACCGGCACCAAGGGTGTCTAATGTGGCGGGAACACATGTTGTTTGAAAGTCAATAGAAAAATCTTTCAAAGGACAAAGAATGAACATATTTGCAGTACATAACGATCCAATAGTATCAGCTTGCACTCTGTGCGATAAACATATATTAAAGATGATTGTGGAGACCGCCCAGCTGTTGTCCACAGCAAAACGGCTATTGGATGGAACTCTAGTTATAGGTAAGAGCGCAACCGGCAGAAACGTCAAGCGTTGGAAGCTGGCTGATGTAGACTTAGAGGCAGTAATCTACCAGGCTGGCTATGTAGACCACCCATCTGCAATCTGGTGTCGTAGCACAGACTCCAATTACTGGTGGCTACAAGCGCACGGTTGGGCCATGTGTCAAGAGTACACTCGTAGGTATGGTAAGACGCACAAAACTCAAGCAGTGATGGAGGTCCTTAGCCGTAAACCGGATAATATCCGTATAGGTACTTTGGAATCGTTTGCCCTAGCTATGCCAGATGAATTTAAATTGCCTGATTCGGTAGATGCCTATCGAAATTATTACATCAAGGCAAAGTCTCGATTTGCTTACTGGAAAGACCAATACACGGTTCCATATTGGTTCTGGGAAGGCTGTAAGAAAGAAGGAGTAGTCTTTAAGAATGACTCTCCGGATCTGGATTATCTGATGAGCATTACTCAAAATACGCAACACGAGCAAACAACTACTCAAAACCACAATCACTATTTGTCTAGGCTTAAACTATTAATTAATACTTAAAGACAACGCTAATATTGTTAAAATAATTTACGGACTATTTATGTCAGAACTAACCCTAAAGCCGGATGGATTCGAAGACGCTTTTATTGGAACAATGAATCGCTGCGGTCAGCCGACTGTACTGATTTACGACTACGACAAAGCTGTAGAGCTGCTCATAACTCGAGATAAGATGTCCTACGAAGAAGCCGAAGAGTACATGGAGTTTAATGTTATTGGAGCCTGGGTAGGAGCTGGCACTCCCGGCTTTCTGCGAAGATGCACTTTAGAAGAGGCGGAAGATAAAGAATGAATGACCCAATTGTGGTAATTATTGTCTGTATTATTGGAGTTATAACACTAGGGGTTTCAGTGTGGCGTATCAATCAAAAGATTAAACAGCTAGAGTCTAGTATTTGTCGCATAAATAAAAATACTCAGAACATCTGGACCATATTACCCCATGTCAAGGATTTTAATGATAAAACATCAAAGGAGAAAGTGTGAATAATGATACAACGTGCAAGGACGAGTCGTTTTTGGAGCTGCAAAATGAATGCACCAAACTGGCGCAGCGAAATACGATATTAGTGTGTGAGATTGAAACGTTGAGAGATGAAGTCAAAAAGATTATCACCGAGCGTAACGAGGCGCGGCGGAAAGTGTGCAAGCTTCTTGCAAGTGACGTACCTCCGCCCTCTGTTCATGAACGAGATCCAATCGTACACGCCGCTGCTTTTGGGTGGGACTGTTTTTAATAAAATAGAAGGAAACAATAATGCATCATTTATCTACAACAGAGATAGTCCAAAAGTTACAAGAGTCTTGTGAAACTCATTCAGACTTAAAAGACTTACTGAAACTTGCAGCAGATAGATTGATTTGGCAAGAGGATCGCTACAGGTCGTTGTCTACTTTGGTGTGGGGTTCTTCAACATCCAAACCAATCTTCACTTTAAGGTCAGTGCATGCAAAAAGTTAAAATTCTGGCTCGTAATGTCAAGCCTTATTTTTATGCACTTAAGTGCTATATAAATGAAGATCAGGACAAACCCATCTATAATCAAATAGTTGGAATAAAGTGGTGCCGCCTTGGAGACAATATATTGTGGTTTATGTTGCAAACCCATAACTTTTTTTCTGCTGCACCCGATGATGAGCTGGAGCTGGTGGAGGTTGATCCAGGAGAGGACCATTGCAATAAACCCCCTTTTGAATTACCGCCACGACCAGAGTTGTCAGAGTCTATCTTTGAGAGAGCTATAGTTGCTAAAAAAGGTAACGATATAGAGCTCCTAAAAAAGACAATACAAGAGTTTGAGGAGCTGGTGATCAAAGAGCGACATGAGCTTGCACGAACAAATAAAAAACTTGTTGAGATGGGCATTCTATTGACGCAAATTTTGCATGGAAAGACAGATGTCAAAATATCAACTTAACAGTTGGACTTATTGGATAATCTATGAAAAGCCTCAAGGCAAAGGCTGAGTGCAAGATGGATAATCCCATGGAAGTAGATCCTATTGCTAAGGTTCTAAAGCGCCTAGCAGACATGGAGGATAAGATTCACGGTGCGCCTTGGAAATCCAATATTTTTCGCAGAGCCTATGAGCACATAATTGCACAAGAGAAACAATTGATTACTTTAAAGCTAAAAATAGAGGACCTAGAAGGGGAGAAGCAGGGGTTAAAGCGTTGTACCCTCTGTGGTCTTATACGTACTCCGGTAAATTGCCACAATGACTGCTACGGTTGTTCAAAAGCGCAATATGGAGATTTATAAAATGCCGTTGTATAAATAAGTAGTTAGAATCAAAACTAAAGAACTCTGTAAAAAGTTAGGCAGCCAATGAAACCATTCTCTTCATTTTGGACATATCTAGGCGGTATACGCTGGAGATTTCGATTTGTTAGATCGAATGAAATTCCCAACGATCGGTGGGCAGACTGCAGCGATCCATCCGATCCTAAAAGGCAAATTAGGATCCGGCAAGTGCTTAGGGGCAAAGCTAAGCTCGAGACAATACTACACGAGGCTTTGCATGCTCAGTGGCCAGAAGATTCAGAAGAACGAATTACGCGCCACGGCAAAGAGTTATCGCAGATTCTGTGGCGCTGTGGCTACAGACAGATAGAAGATCACGACGGACACTAAATCAACAATCACAATCACAATTATGGAAAAACCTTCAAAAACTCAAACTCTCAAAGATTGCTCTGGAAGTTTAACAGAATATAACTCGTTGCTGGAAGCTATGGCTAAATTGGAGGAAGACACACGTGTTATTGTTTACGAACGAGATATGCTTACAAAGGTAGTCGATGTTTTGCAAGAAGAGCTCAAAATTTGCCGTGATGAAAAGTTAAGTGTTAAAAACAGTTTGAGTGATTTAGAGCAAAAATTTGAAAAAATGTGTCAAATTATTGAAGATCTTTTTGCTGCTCAGCTTAAATTGAGCACTCAGCTTGACAGTAACCCAAATCCAGACTAATGTTCAATCTATGCAAGCAAATAACTTTGATTCAAAAGCTGTTTACGATCCCAGAGATCCACATATTTATCGGACGTTTTATGCCCAGATGCTTACACAAACTATTGCCGCTAAGCTACATGAGCAGTGGTGCGAGTGGGCAGCAAGTATGATTGACCAGGGCTATATCGTTTCGACAGAGGTAGAGAACTTGATGAAGCTGTTTGTGCCGTTTAATCAGCTTAATCCGGAAGATCAGTACAACCATATGGTGCGGGCTGACAAGATCGTATCTGAGTTCCTAAACTGGAAGCTCGTAGATCAGGCCCTCAAGCGAGGCGGTCCTAAGAAGGGAGATAACAAAGGTGGCGAAATCAAAAAGCAGCGCAGTTAATTTCGATACGCCTTTAAAGCCATTTGGTGCTCAGCTTTATTTCTTTGAGGAGGATACAAACCTCACTCCTTACTTAAAGCTTGCTGAAGCCCCAGTATGCAAGGACGAAATCTACGGCCAAACAATGGAACAATTATTAGCCCAGTTGGCAGTCATGAACCAGCTGCTAGGATCTATTGAACTATTGCGTACTACCGTATTTGATAAGAATGATAAGCCCATCTCCCCTAAGGACAAGCTTACTCTACAGAACGTCATTGAAACAGTAGGCATCCTAAAGGATGTTATTGTTGAAAAATTTGGATCGAGGGTCCGATGACTGCGCTCTTTCGAGATATGGAATTAGACCCTATCTGTCGGGATCTTAAGATTCGTCGTTTTGTTGAACAAGCTTTACCGGCTTGCTTAGAAATACCTCGTACCAAAAAGCACGTTAGTCTGATTGTGCGTAAGGGCAGAGTTCTGGCTGTAGGCACAAATGCTTTTAAAGGGCATCCTATAGCTAGCAGAATAGGTTATCGTTTTGGAGAGCAGCATAGTGAATTAAACGCTTTTCTTAAATGCGCAAAAAAGAATAAACTTACTTTAATTAATGTGCGATTTAATAAAAATCAGCAAATGCGCATGGCTAGACCGTGTGCATTATGTTTACCTTGGTGCTCGGGTATTTTTGAGGAAATCTATTACACTTGTCCAGATAGCACTATACGCAAACTTGACAATAAAGTAATAGTTGGGCATAATCTTGGCATTGGTATTGAAATGCCAGTTAGTGTAGGCTCTTAGTTGGAGCCTTTTTTTAGATATCAGTTGTTGTCGTTCACACATTTTGGTATAATCCGCCTTTCAAGATAACTTTTAGGAGACTTAAATAATGGGTTCATTTACCTCAGCCACAGCAACATTAATTATGAAGGCCTTGTTCCCTGGTGATGCTAGTATTCCAACCAACGGAAGCCTCGTCCCGATTACCGCAAGTTCTACACAAAACACCGCCTACAAAATTTACAATAGCAACGGCAGCGCAGGCCAAATTGGTATTTTTTGTAGCTCTAGTGCTAATGTATATCACGCTTGCCATCTCATCAAAGGCTCTAATGATGCATCTAGCAATCCGACTCCGAACGGCATGACCGATTCGAACTTTACAACGAATACGGCGTTAGGCGGCATCAGTGGTAGCGCCGGCAACGCGGGCAACCTGAGTTGGCCGCAGGATCTCGCAAGCAACTATAAAGATTATAAGGGTAGGTCGATGGTCGCAAGTTCGCCAACGCCCTCCGGAAATCACACTTGGATTGGCTGGGCGCTGAGCGAGACCGGAAATAAGGGGCAAGCGATATCTACAGGTCAAATCGGTTTCCCTACGCTCGCCACGACCGCCGGCCCCACGGATATTTGGGGATTTTGCATTACCGCTCAGGGTACATCTGCTGGCGCTGACGTAGCTGCTCCCGTCAGTGGTAGTAATCTTGTTAGTGCAAACTCCTCTGGCGCGCCAATAATTGTTGCTTACGGCGATCTCTCCTCTGCTCGTCGGCTGACGGCTGGCGATACCCCAGTATTTGCCACCGGTGCAATCACTATTACCCTTGAATAAAGCCTAATGCCAATAGATCCCGCTAAGCTTCTTGAGTTGCTTACAGCACTTGCTGCGGGAGGAATTGTAACAGTAATAGTCAAAGCTTTAGTGAATAGAAATAAGAATAAAGCTGAGGCTAAAAGGATTTCTGTGGAAGGCGAAGTGGCTATAGTTGAAGTTGCTATGAAGATGGCGGATAAGTTACAAAACTCTCTTAGGAATCTTGAAGAAAAAACTGAAGATCTTGCTCGTAAAAATTTAAAACTAGAACAAGAACTATCTGAACTTCGTATTTCAAACATTAATTTATTACGTGAAGTTGAGGCCCTTAAAAGACAGAATGATGATCTCGAGCGAACGTGTAGTGTGTTAATTAAAGAAAATACTAACTTAAAGATTGAATTAGAAAACTGCATTAAAAAGGAAATATAAATATGGAAGTAATCTTTTCATCAGCACTTGGTACGGTTTTTTACACTGTCGCTGTTTTTGTAGCCGGTGCCCTTATTGGCAAGCCGCTTTGGGACTGGATTTCAGCTAAGTTGCCCTGGAATAAGAAGTAACTAGAGAGTTCAGTAAATTCTAGCTATAATAGGGCCGTCTATTGGACGGCCCTATACTTTTTAGAAGATCCACATATGGCAAAGAAAAAGAGAAACAATATGTCAGAAAACGAAATACCCGAAGAGCAAGTTGATACTGCTACACCGGAGGCTTCTGCAGTAGTAGAACCTGAGCCCACGCCAGAGCCAGAAGTTCAATCTGAACCTGCTGTTACAGAGCCTGCGCCTGTAGTCGTTAATAAGAACGCTGGTAAAATTATTCCAACTGTTTTTTAAGGTAGGTTTAAATGCCTACGATTTATCTAGGCGTTAACCAAAGCTTTTCAGCCTCTGGTATAACAGCCCAAGGCTCTATTGATTCTACCTCAGGGTCGACGCTAGGCACTATTTTGCCATGCCCCGGGGTGTTTCCTTGTACTATACGTGCAAAGTCAACAGTAAAAGGATCTAGCACAGCTGTGGTCGAAGCTGTTTATTCTGGGCCAAATCATATAGTATTAAAAGAAACATTACATGATTATATACCTGCATCTGGAGCTAGAATTCGAATTGAGAACAAGGGTATAGGTGTTAAGGTAGTCGGAGGGACCTATATAGAGAGTTTAAACTTCACTCTTACTCCTGTATTAAAACCTTACACTTATGAACCATATCGAAGCATTTCCCTCAACGGCTTGCCTGCGGAATTATTTGCTGGCACTCCTCCAACCGGGGCAGTTACCCTTAACGGAAACCCAAATAATCCAGATGATCCGCTTAACGTTTTTTCTAACTTTAATGGCTTTCAATATACTTTTGCTGAGGGTCAATTAAGCGAAGCTTGCAATATTCTTTGGACCGGAGGAACTACAGGGAATCCACCATTAGCTATAAACGTTTCTGGACTTTGGACAAACGACCGCGCTCAATATGTACTGGATTCAGGTGATACCCTATTACCTTATTACACTCCAGTAAATATTAAATATCCTCTCTTTACTGCAGGGGAAAGTCCAGAACTTTGGATTATAGACTACGATCCTGGAGGTGAGTCGTATTATGATCCTGAGGCAAATAATAGATCCGCCTCTAATCTTATTGCTGTTAATAATGCTCCAGATTTTAACTGTTTTGATTCTACTACTAAACGTTTAAAAGCATCTACTTTTGGTACTCAAAGTCATCCTAACTTTATTAAATCTCTGTGTGCTTTACGAACGGAAGAGTCTTCTTATGCAGGATTTTCATATTTAGGAATCAAATCAAATTTAAGTTTGTTTTTAGGGGCTTTTGCAAATATCGGAGTTCCTATAGATTCGGATTGGCCTATAAAGTTTTTTCAATTTTATGACTACGCTGCGGGTGGTACATCCCCAAAAAATATAGCTCCAACAAAGCCATCAATAGGCATTAATACAAATATAGTTAGTGTATACGCTAACATTGGAATCCCACAAACACTTAATGCCTTATGGGAAAAATCTAGTCCTACTGGTTTAAGACATAGTCGTTACAGCGACATTAAAGCTACGCAATACGGCTATGTATTGCTTAACGAAGACACTAAACATTTAGAGTTTATGTTTACCGCACATGTAGATCCTTGGATGGAATCTGCTGAAGCACAAGTAATAAATAAACTTATGCGTGCACCTCCAAGAAGTGCGGATCACCTTCCTGCTCTTAATATGATGCTAGGCTGTGATCCTCGTACTGGAACAGCGGGCGAATCTTTATATAAGGTTAATGATGTAACTATACGTGGGTGGCTTGATACAGATCAGATTATACACGGCGGTGGAGGGCACGTCATTGCTCTTGGTACATACAATGGCGCCATAGTCAACAACGGCAAAGTTACAGTTTGGGGCAGCAATAGATGGGGCCAACTAGTTCTTCCAGAGCCGATGCGGAGTACTTCATTTACAATTACAGACGTAGCAGTATCCAATGCTCCTCCGGTTTTAACAAATTCAAATGACTCTAATTTTTATTACACTGTTTATTCAGAAGAAGCTGCAGAAAAAGCTGCTAGAAGTTTTATCTACGGCCTATCTGGCAACGAAAATAATGTTTTTAAATTTAGTTATCCTGAGAGCTTTGATTATAGATACGGAGGGCACATCAACTACGAGAATCTTCCAGGGCACGTTGTAGTTGTTACTTCGACTGGCCGTGTTTATGCTTGGGGAAACAACAAGTATTATCAGTGCGAAGTTCCAGATGATATTAGCCTTGTTGACTCAGCTGGGAATATTAATACTACACAACTATTAGATCCCATTATAGAGGTATCTGCAGGCGCTTATCACACGGTAGCTCGCTCAAAGACCGGCGTTATTTATGTGTGGGGGGCAGGAGGTCCTTGGGCGTCGCAGAATGATACGGCTATTATCGATGGCCGAGTTAGTATATCTAATCATAATGTACGTCCAAATACTGGAACTCTAGCTTTTAATGCAACAAATACGACAGTACACTTTGGCCAAAGTATGTTGAAATTGGGCAGCGCTAGCGAAACTACACAGGGATATGTAGGTTTAGCTACTCCAAGTGCAGCACCCATAGGACTCAGTAGCTACGCGAGTGACACTCATGCCACTTCATTGACTCCAAATTATACCGCTGTTTTTACAATAACAAAAAGTATAAAAGGAACACCCGTCGATATCGGGCAAAAAACTAATGCTGGATTTGCCCCTGTAGTCACGGATGACGCTGGTGGGGAAAATTCGTCAAGAAGAATGAAGGGTATGATTGCAGCGGGGGCCTTTCATACTGCAATAATAGACAACCAGCTTAAGATACAGTGTGTAGGGGCGGGGCGCGGCCCCACCACCCAGCAAATGGCCCACCCCAATTCTAGTTATAGTTTCAATAATTCTACAATACCGCAGTGGGGTAGTAGCTACACTGATGGCGATGGCGGTGAATCAAGATTCTCCACTTATCCACACTATTGCCAAAGTCTTAGTCAATATAGAATTCCCGCCCCTAACGCCGACAACACCACTACAAGTGCTGGTTTATTCAGGTATTCTGCCTTTGGCCAGAACAATCAGATACAAAGTAAATCCAAATACTTTCAAGATCTTCTATTTAAAAAAGTTATTTGTGGTCCATTTAGTACACATGGAATAATTTACTCTGCTTCTAAAATACCTCCCAGCGGCGGCACTGAAGTTTTTACAGCTAAGGACAAGGTTTGGCTTCACGGCCGTGTTGTATCCTGGGGTTGTGCATTTAGCTTTAGATCGTTCCAAACGAATGGAACTAGTTCTACTGGAATTCTAGGTCCTAGGTACACCGCTAACGATAACACTGATCCCGCCACTTATAACGCCCAGCCCTCTAATAATCCTGCAGGTACTTTATCTGGGCTGGGATCCGTTCTTAGAATAGGAAACTCCGCGGGTAATGACGTAGACAGAATGTTCGAAATTATAAATCGAGTACCTAACAGCACCGGCCAACCTGGAATATATCCGCTGGCCCCAGGCGCCGGCAACAACCATTTAGTTTTAGTTGGAGTGCCTTCTCCCAATTCAGAGGCAGTCTCTAATCCATCTGTTGGCGTTGTAAGCAATAATGCTAATGAAAGCCAACCTGCATACAATACTGACTGCCCAGTAACTATCAGTCGATTTAAAGTTAAGGATGTGGCAGTCTGCGGTGAATTTGCGACATACATTGGCTTTTATGATAAATTTACAAGAAGCTCGCTAAAGCTAGGTGCATCTGATAATGATTTAGTGTCAAGTGGTGCCACCTTTGATTATCAGGCATCAGTATTTTTTACTGGCAATGATCCGTATAGAGATTCAAACATCTTTTCTATTGCTGAGTCTGCCTATAGAGGTAGATTTAATGCTATAAACCCCTATGTAGGAAATAATGTTGCTAGAAGAAATAGAAAGAGAAATGAGACAGGTATATATTATTGGTTAGGAGATACCGGTCTTCCAATGAAGACCAGATCTTTTCACTTTGGGCCAGTTAAATATACAGATACAGGAACTGGAACTCCTCTTGGTGTAACTAATAGTATTAGTTTAAAGTATGTGCTTCCAACAACGGCTCTTGCTAGTGCTAATCTAGCGGTAGTCATAGTAAATATGGATAATAGGCCGGTTTCTTGGTTGGGATATATTTATTCGCCGACTTACCGAGCGCCGTTAGATTTATCCTTATTGCCCAGCATTCCAATACAGAGTTTTAAGACCGGTAAAGCGCATATATTGGCAGTATCCGCAGGCGATTGGCCTGTGGCTACATCTCTCAGGGAGCGTAAGGCAGTTCCAAAGCTAGCAAGCGAACTAAGTACCAGATTATTTCAGTCAGTGACAGGTAATGGAATTGCTACAAAGCTTATTGCCGATGAGTCAAATTTTCGTTATTATCGTCCTGTATTACTTGCATGGGGTGCAGGTGATGGCCGTGAATTTGGTTCAACTTTACTATCTTTGGCATCTCCATCCAACGCCTCTGCAAGTGGTATATTTGGTCCAGGATCAGGAGTTGATAGCGTATTTGGTTTAGGGTTCCTAGATACTCATGCTGTATCACGCTATGACGCAACATATACTACTGGTACAGTTCAAGGCCTTGCTGTCAATGCTGATGCTTGGGAAAACTATTACGGACATTATCGTTGGAATGTAAACAGTAGATCCGACGGGTTATATGACCGTCCGGAGCTTCCTGGTATTTCTTTAGGAAGCGCTTCTGGTAGTGCTTATTCCGCTATGTTTGGTCCTCCAGGACATCATGCAGTAGAAGCGTTACAGTCACTACTCGGATTCCAACACCATCTATACCCAAGTACCTTTACCAATCCGGCGCTTGGTGCAAGAGGATTGCTTAACGGAGCTAATAAGTCTGCTATTCCTGCAGCAGCCTTTATGCCGTTTATCACATCTTCTAGTCAAACAGGCAACAAAGCAAGATGCTGTATTACAGCTGCGGAAGAGTCTCCTAGCTTTGAGTCCTTAAACTCTTTGCAAGAGTATCATTCTCCTCTTGGCTATACGCAGCAGACATATACGGACTTTGTCGTTGATTACGCAGCAGGATCTATGCACAGTGCTGTGCTCTTCCGATCAAGCTGCGCTAGTTGGACTCAAATCAACTCAAATGCCCACCTAGCCAACATGAATGCGTTTTCAACGCACTTCATGACAGACGTCAACGGATCTATATCGTTTGGCCAAAGAAAAGTTTGTAAACTTGGAATCGTAGGCTATGGCTGCGAAGGGCAGACCGCAGGCTCTGCAAGAATACTGCAGGATGGTTCTGTAGCTCCCCTGGTGCCTAGATTGTTTGGCACTGACGCTAAAGTCTACTGCGGTGATTCCTACACTCTGGTCACTAACCCAATTAGAATCGTAGAGGCGTCAAGTGGAAGCGTAGCTCTTACAGGCTTTAACTCTGGCTCAGGATTTACCTCAAAGACTATTCCTATTTCTATCCCTAGCTCTGCCTATTCTAAGAGAATTCGAGGTCTAGATGTAAAGATACAGGTAGTGGCTTCTACCGGCACAGTGAATTTACCTATGTCCTCTTGGGACATAACGATTCCCTATAAGCAAAATGAGTGGGTGGTCTTTAAGCGTCTAAAAGCAAATCTTGATACTACTCCAGCGGACGCCTTTATTCAGGCCTCAACAATTGCAGCCACTTTTAGGATTTCCGATAGATTCTCTGCGGCTTCTGCCTATGCCTATAACGGAACGTACGAAGCCTACACTGAGCGGGGCCTCGATCCAAACAATAGCTCATCCTATACAGGTACATCTCCTTATTTTTTAAAGCCCATAAGCACAAGTGCAGCTGTACCTGCTCTAGATAAGTCTGGATGCTACTATCCTGTAGCCGTAGACCCCTCAACATTCGCAGTAACAAATCAGACTTGGAGTGTCAACGGTACTACTCCGGCCGCCACGGTTCTTCCGTTTAATGAGCCGACAATCAATGTTATTATCAAGGATTACACCTCAACGTTAAATTATGCCGACTGCTCTATAAACATTACCTTAGAGATTGAGGTAGATGCAGAGGAGTTGCCTTATATTTTATATGGTCCAGACAAAGCTGGAGTATGGAACGAACTGCCCGGAGTAAGCCCGTCTTTTGGTGCAGATATAAGTTCATTTAATCCAAACGACGATGTGAGCTCAGGTTCCTCAACTAAAAGTCGATGGATTAGAAACTGTCCTTGCGAAATAGACAATCAACTTTACCGAAGGAAATACCCGGTTGGTTATCCTGCAGATGCTCGTTTTATATGTGGTACTAAAAAATATGGCCCATCGGGAAATAGAGAAACCGCAGCTGCAGATGCTCTAAATAGTACCTTTAATTACTCGAATTTTTCTGAAGAGGCGCAACAATTAAAACATAAAATAACTGCAAATTTCTTTAGTGTTTTTGACACTATTCCACACAGGCCCTTTTTAGACATTAATAATCAAATAGCTGCACTGAATCCCTCTTTACAGGTTTTACCTCGAACGGCCTTTATAAACCAGGAAATTAATTTAGGTACGCCGCCTAATATTAATACAAGGAGCAGCATTATCGGAGTAAATATTTCTATAAATAGAGTCCTTCGAACACCTTCACATAGTATCGTTCTTAATGTAGTTTCAGCCGCTCTTACAAAACCCACACTACAAACGTCTGTGGTTATATGTTCTGCAAATGTACGTATGACTATTAACTCTAACTTAGGTAGAATCAGCGGCTTAAACTCAACAAACTGCCAGTAAAATGCCTATTTGTAATCTTATTACCTCTTCCGTAGCTCCGAGCACTATTGGAAAACCCCCGCTACAAAATGCTGCTATAGTGGGGGGGTTAAATTGCTCCGGTAGTTTAAAGGCAATATTAAAACTTTCATTTGCATCAGAGACTAACTCATACGCCTCTGTTGTAGCTCGTATTCCTGAAGAGAGTTTCATTGTTATACCCCCAGATATAACAATAACCGGGAGAGCTGTTAGGTGTAAATCTGATGTGGGTCGTTACGAAGACCCCCTAATAATACCCCTCCCAAAAAACTTACTTCCTGCTTATCTTAATACAATCAGGGCACTCTCCGGCGTTCGTAACCGATCAATATCATCCGTCCGAAAGCCACAAATATTTGTATATCCTTCAACTTTTTTATCTACCTATAATGTAAGTACTGAGAGCCGTGTTGTTATAGGTACGGGGGGTTTTTCTGTATTTGTAGGCGCTAATAGTAGTAACTTACAAATTACGTGTAATGTAGCTAAATCAACAATAAATACGGGATTAGTTTTACGGCCTATTTCAAGTACTTTAAATACTACAACAGGTTCTAATAAATTTGTACTTATAGGCGCACTAAATGGGTCTACTATTTCTTGTTCTTGTGGGTTAATTTCGCCGTCTCTGATCCGTACAGTTACAGTTAGCTCAACCCCACAAATAACTTCAACACTTATCAGTATTGCTACTAGCACGGATAGGCAAGTTAGTCTCACTAGTCCGGCTAGTTGTATTCCAACTAGCAGTACTACTGCTAGGCTGGGTATGCAACATCCTCTCACTAGTCCGGCTAGTTGTATTCCAACTAGCAGTACTACTGCTAGGCTGGGTATGCAACATCCTCTCACTAGTCCGGCTAGTTGTATTCCAGCACTTTCTTTAAGTGCGGAGCTGAGTGAAATTAGTGGACCAATCCAAATAAATTCAACTCCACCAATAACCCCAACACTTAGCAGTATTACTGTGGGGCTGCGTGTGGAATTTAGTCTTACTAGTTTAACTGGGTGTACTCCAAGAGCACTTTCTTTAAGTGCGAACCTACAAAGAATAAGTCCACCCCCTATAGTTTCACTATTATCAAACCCCGTACTATGCAGCTCTCTCTTACCTACAGGGGGCTATGCTGCACCTCTGTTTGTTCCTGGAAGTAATTCAAATTACTTTAATCAAGTTCAAGAGTATGTACGTTATCCTTTGCCTACCGCCACATCTGTAGCTGATGCATTAGACGAGAATGTACTGCCAGTACAGTATTCTCACTCTGTATTTGGCTCTATGTTGCTCAGACTTACTCCTGGTTATGCTTCTAGCGCGGGTGTATCTTTTAGCTTATTTGCTACTCAACTGGGTTCATCAGCCGCACAGTATGCGGTTACGCCCAATTACGACGCTAAAATAATTCTGCTGCGTACTTCTACACTGGATTCGCAGAGCGTACAGCAAACAGTATTTGGTAGTCTTGCAGTAGGTCCAGATGTAAATCGAGTTGCCCCTTACTCCTCATTTCCTCGATCTTACAATAGTTCTGTTGCATCTATGGGGTCTGGTGGATCGGCCTCTCTTGTCTCTGTGTCAGCAGACGTCACAGGTACATATTCTGCTCCAACTGTTCCTATGCTGTTTATGGGTTCCACGTTGGTTAGACACAACTACAATCAAGCACAAAGCACTCTAAAACCATCTGCCGTCGCTACAGACTACTACTATCCTGAAACCTCAGCTATAAAGATAACTAAGGCCAGAGTGGAGACAACCACAGGTATTTATAACGAAGGCCTATCTCCCATATACAGTTCTCCGGCATTTAGACTTTTAAGCCCAACAGAGTACTTAAATTACTCTGCCAGCGGTGCTAATTTTAGTATTAATGCCGCGGTGATGGCCCAGGATGGCACAACCAATTCCCCAGCGCACATTCATGCATCAGATGCAATGATGACATTCCTGCCTATTAAGACTGGTGCTCGCTATGCATATTCTCGCTATAGACCGTCTGCACTTAGTCTTTTTGCGACTGTAGCTGATGCAGGATTTGAAGGCGAAATTGGAGATATTTCGTTTAGCGCAAGTTTTATTGATATAGATGGAGGGGCCGTAGACCCTAATGAGCTATATTCCGGAGACGCTGATTGTATTTTACGGGTATCTATTATTCCGTATGTACATTCCGAATTAGACTCTTTTATTTATATAGATATTCCTGTGTTAGGGATATCCACTATTAATCCAGATAGGGTGATTATTGACTCATCTTATAGGTGGTTTATTGAGCAGTGTTTAATTGGCGGATCCTTTGTCAACACGCACGGTGTCAGATCGCTTAAAGATTTTTACAATGCCCCCAATAATGCTCCAACTCTTGTAACAAAAGCTGTGCTTGCAGTAACTCGTCCGATAGTTAATATTGCTACAGATCAAGGAGAATCGGAGCAACAAAAGCTATCCAACAGCGGTGACAGAAATTTGCTTATGGGCGAGTTCTCTGTAGATATTTCAAGGCAAGATTTGTCTTTTGATACAGCGCTAAAGGTGAATGTTGACACTGCAAGTGGCTCTGCAATCAGTATATACACCTCAGACTCTAATCCTGCGGTACAGGCGTCTTCGTTTGATCCTAACAGTTTGCATTTGTTTGTTAAATTTGATGGCACTTTGGGCTGCAGAAGAGTTGTGTCGGGCTATGCCGGTCCTCAAGTCCTTGATAATTTAGATCCAATTTTGCCAAAGAAAGTAAGAGAATTTATAGATACTGGCGGCTTGTTCTCAGAAGTTAAGGTTGGAGAAAGTATCATCGCTTTGCTGTCTCAGGGTGTCACTGGTAAAAAGCTATTCTTATGGGGTTACAACACTTATGGACATTTAGATGTTCCTGCGGCTGTTGATGCGAATTTCTTAACCCAGGGATATATCGAAAATGTAAAACAGTTTGACTTTAATGCAGGTCATATTGCAGTCATTTTGGATAATGGAAAGTTATACAGTTGGGGTAATAAGAAATCCTCGGTTTGGGCCGATCCAAATATATCTCCAGTAAGTAATTTAGATATCGGAGGAGATTTTTCTGTAGCTATTGTTAAGCGTTTTAATTCTGCTAATAATGGTGTAATCAATGTCATTGAACAATACGGAGATTGCCCCCCTTCGGTTAGCGTTCCTACTGCAGGAATAACTGTAGCAACTCGACAAGAGGTTTGGCCTTGCGATCCTAATGGGTCATGCGAGGCGGGAGAAGTCGTATATGCCGGAAAAGTATTAGCGTGCGGCAAAGGTCATGTAGTGCTGTTAAAGAGCGATAACACCGTAGTTTGCTGGGGAGACAACGACTACGGTCAATCCACCGTGCCGTCTGGTTTGTCGAATGTAATTGCCGTCGACGCGGGCGACTATCACACTATCGCTCTTAAGAACGATAAAACTGTAGTTTGCTGGGGTCGCAATAACCACGGCCAAACTGATGTACCAGGGGATCTTCGAGCTAAGAGCATTTCTGCCGGCGGTGATTTTTGCGTAGCTTTGCGCACAGCTCAGTCTACAGATGTGAGCTCATCTGTTGGTTCCATAAATGATGAGGAGATTGAAGATACTGCAGCCTGCTGGGGCAGAAACAACAGAGGTCAGTGCGACGTACCTACTTGCGAGGGTATTTCCTACGATCCAACTTTTCATAAATACAGAATGAGGTTTTGGGCTGTTTACTGCGGCTGGGATCACACCGTCGGCATACGACGAGACGACGTTCAGAGCAAATGGGTTACTCAGCACCCAGAGTTTAATAGATTTTTATTTTATAACTTAATTAAAATACCCCTTAAAACTTCGAGTGGGCAGACAATTTTTGATTGCTTGAGAAGACTTATTGAGACCTATGAGCCAGGGTCAAATCCCCCAGTGTTTGATGGCATAGTAAGCTCTACGGGGGCTGAATATTCTTTTACACCTATCTCCGGAACAAACCAGTATAGAACAGCAGAAGTCTCGGGCGGTTCAAGAGACTACAGACTTCTCTATACAGCCAGTCTGCCTCCGACGCTTGTTGTGCAATTTCGTAATACAGGTAGTACTGATTGGCAAGACCTTACATTTAGTAGAGATGTTTATAACTACGAACAAAACCTTATATCTACAGATAATTTTACAGATATTTTAGTAGGTTTAGAATCTGGTTTCGATGTAGGATGGAATGGTATTCCAGTAATGCCTACATGGTGTGTTACAGTTGGTTGCCATTCGACGGGTGGAGGGGAAGGGGACGATGGCTGTTTTTTGGGGATGAGGATTGCAAAAAATGGGGCTAATAACGAAAATATAACAGTTAACTACATTACTTCGGATTCTTCATCCCCTAATTTAGATCAAAGTTGGGTTGCTTGGGGTAACCCTATGGCTTGGGATGCCTCCGTAGATAAAACTAAATATTCCCCATACTATCCCCAGAGCTCCGCTTTAGACATAAGTGTTAGTGGAGATATAGTTCCAGCTAATATAAGGCGTAGTTCTAGTATTATCCTTAAAAATATTTTTAGTTATGTGGGCTGCGGTAAACAACTTGGTATTGGGACGAGTAGTTTTAATACACAGTATCCTGTCTTGAATTCATTAGAGGCCAATAGTGGCCCTTTACATACCACTATGTACCTAGGTCCTAGATCTTTAGAGATAATTGATACTGCTAATAATTTTCTTTCTATAACCTCTTCAGCATCAGGACAGTCACTAGATAGATATGAGTTAGGATCTTTTGCTATATTTATATCTGATCTGGGTCTTACTAGATTTTTTAATATACCTACTCCTGTAAATGCAGAGGCTATAAATCTATACGCTACTCCTGAAAAAAACGAAGATTCAATAACCCCACCTAAGTATTTAAATAGGGATACCCTTGCTATTGGATTTAATAATAAATCTGTTTATGTAGAACGGTTTAAGGGCATTCTGCCGTCTGGTTATTCTATAGTAAGTAACGGTTCATCTTCTTTACCCTCCGGCACTCCAAACTCAGCAAGTGGTTATCACCTTCTATTTTCTGGTACGGTCGGTGGCTCTAGTATAAATTTAGTAATGACCGGCGCTTATAGTAGTAAATATGGCGCTGCAAATAGTATTTCAATTCCATTTGATCCTAACTATTCATCGTCGTCCTTAAATTCAGCCTGGCTTCCCGATCTAGGAATAACAATTAAGAGGGTTCGAATAATACGGCATCAGCTTGATGCACAAGCCGGAAATAACGGACGTAAGACTTACATTCCTAGTAAACATGTAACTGTGTTTAGAGATCAAAATTCTTTGAAAGCTTATGGTCTAGTTATCTCAAACTCTAGTGAGCAGCGTGTTGATAACATTAAATCGCTTTATAGTATGAATTTATTTAGTACTCCTAATGCAGCTGTATATGTGAGTAAAGGTAATCGATCTGTAATAGCAGTTAAAAATCATAATATTCATATTGAGAATAGCTATCCTTATTTCACTGAATGGGCAGGGAATAATACTAAAGGACAGCTTGATTTAAATTTATTTGGACCTTTTGCAATTAATCCAAACCAAATGTTGCCTGGTGAGTATAACAGTTACTGGTTAATGAATTATAATCAAACTAATATAGGCCATACTCAACTTCCTGGTTTAGGTTATGGTTTTAAAAAAGTAGTTTGTGGTTCGTTTCATACTTTAGCTATCGACGAGGATGGCTTTGTGCATGCTTGGGGATTAAATACTGCAATTAATCCTCCTGTATCAAGTATCATGCCATGGGATCCAATTTTGTTTTCAAAGACCGGTTGTGGTGATTATGTTCCAGCTAATCTTACAGGATACTTTATAAAAGATTCTAGTCTCCCGTTGTGTGAGGGTGAATCAATAGGGTTTGTATGTAACAGAGCTCCTTGTTCTTGGCCTGCAGGCTCTTCAAATCAAGACAGAAACTTACAGAATGGGTTGTTTAAATATCCGAAACGTCCAGTTGACGAGAGCGGATGCATGGGGAATTACCTTACTAACAGGGCCTTTTTCGTTAGTGCTGCTGGATTAGAAAATACAAGCGTCCATCTTTTAAGCCAGGCTATCTTCGGCATTACTACAACTACTCTTGCAGGTGGGTTTAGATTTTTTATAGGATTAGAACACGATGATACAAACGGAGCTAGGATCTATGTAGATTGTTACTCTAGTGGACGAATATACTCTCAGCCGCTTGAAGTTAACCCTAAAATTATATATTTAGGTTTTTCAGCGGGTGCGGGCTATGGAGGGTTTACGACTATACGAGCAAAAATAAATACAAAGGATATAGTCTGGGATCAAGGCGGTAGCACTACTTTGGGAATAAACTGTATTCCTTATGATAAATTTTTAAATGTGTTTGGCGATTCTGACGCTTTGATTCCAACTTATAATAGAAGTGTTAAGCGATCCACGCAGCCAGTGAACCCCTTAACCGGAGATGCTGTTAAAGCAAGTGAAATAATTGCGGGAGATAGTTTCTTTTTAGCATTATATAATAGCCAGACATCAGGTAAAATGAGAGGCAGTCTTGTAGTAGACCATTATAATGACGAAATTTCTATTGGTTTTGAAAATGCAATAGCAGCAGGTTCAATAGTTCCATTTTTAGCTTTATCAGGACCAAAAAACTATTTTATAGCGCTAGTTGATAGAACATATATACAAGCTAATGTTACGGTTCCTGCTGATTCTATTTATAACGGAGCTCAAGTTGCAAGTATTAATTACAACTTTAACTCCGCAAGTCCTAATTTTAAAATATATTTAGGGCAAGAAGAAGTCTCCCCATATACTGATCCACTTGATTATTCAGACGAGACGGTAGATTCAAATCCTCCATTTGGCCGTTGGCCTAAAGTAGTATTTCCCGGTGATCCAGAGTTTGATGTAGCAAGCCCGCCTGATGAAGTTTGGGGATACAGACAGATCGGTATAACTTACAGCGCTAATCAATTTCAATTTAGTTTGGGAGTCGGCGCGCCGACGGTCCCCTCTGCGGCGCACGTATACCCAGCTTATCCGGTAGCAAAAGATACTGCTAATCCGTTTTTGAAAATGGTTACTTACGATACAGTTTCACGTAGGCTGTTGCCTCAATCTTATGAACCTGAAACCATACCGACTTCTCCTAGTTCTATTGCATTAGGCCATTCAGCTGCATTTGCTATAAAAAGCGATGCAACAATATTTAGTTGGGGCCTTAATATTTTTGACCAGAGATCCGATATAGACAATGACAACATTAGTTCTGCTATTATGATTGCCGCTAATTACAACGGGGCCTTAGTATTAGATAATTTACATAAGGTAAGAGTAATTGGAGCGCCGGGCGTTCCCATTTGTCTTGAGTCTGATGCGCAGCCTCCTTCTAATTTAGGAAATTGTATTTATGTTGCAGTTACTAATAATGGTGTTTTTGCTGCAATAAAACAAGGTGGGCAGGTTGTTTGCTGGGGTTGTGCTACAGGTCCATATGGTTCATCTTTAATAAACCCTCCAACTAACTTAGGGAATTGCACTCAGATATCAGGCGGTGTACAGCATTTTGCCGCATTGCAAACAGACGGTAAAGTCGTATGCTGGGGAGACAACACCAACGGCCAAACTGCTGTACCATCAGCAGCTTTGTCGGGAGTTGTTAAAGTTGTTTGTGGCGGATACCACACAGTAGCACTTAAGAGCAACGGTCAAGTCATATGCTGGGGTGCTAATGGTTATAGTCAATCTACCGTTCCTGGTAGTTTAGGCATAGGATGTCTGGATATAGCTGCAGGACTTACGCACACTGTAGCTATTAAATCTACCGGATCACTATCAGCTTGGGGCAATATCGCCGGTACTCCTACTACTGGATCTTATGTAAAGTTAGGTACAGGGTTATATTCAGAGTACGCCGTTGCTGTTCGTAGCCCTGAAACCGGAGGTGAGATGGTTGCTTGGGGAAATTTTGGCAACTTTAACGAGACAGCTATTCCAACAACTTCTAGCAGAAGAACACTTTCTTTTAATCCTAGCACATCTACCAATGTAGGCCCTTACAAACACGTCGCCATATCTGCTCCAACGCAGGAAGAATTTAATCATGCTTATGCAAATATACCTCTAAGTATTCGTGCCAGGAATCCAAATATAATTTATACATCCGCAGAGCTTGCTGGTTTAGAGCATGCAATTGCTGTAGCATCTGGCAGTAATGCATATTATGCTATAAAGGCAAGCACTTATGGTGCTACGCAGGGTTCTCTAGTTGCATGGGGTTTTGCAGGATCGGATAATGCCTTGCAGGTTCCTACTGGATCTAACTTTGTTTCTGTCCACTCCAGAAACCGCCATGCTGCTGCTCGTAAAGTAGACAATACTGTAGTTTGTTGGGGTAGTAACTTAAACGGCCAAGCTGTAAGTCCCACTGGTACTTATTCCCGGGTAGCTTGCGGTGATGATTTTACTGTTGCCATCAATGCCTCCACTAACAAGTTAGCAATATGGGGTTCTATATCCTCCGTACCTGCGCCCTATTCAAACATTGCATTTTCTACTGTTAGTGCCGGTAAAGCTCACGTTGTCGGCAGCGCGCTGGGGGATTATTCTGAGAATACGTCATCTGGCGTATTTAAAGTATTTAATGGGGATGCATTGGCGTTTGGTAATAATAATGCGGGTCAGTGCAACGTACCGGGCTTTAGCTATTCTGGTTCTAATATGGGCTTCGGGGTCTCGGTTGTAGCTGGCGGCGACTTCACTGTTTATGAACTTAAAACTGATGGCTTTCAGGTTTTTACGGAAGTTGATTCTATTGCTCTGTTGGATGATGACAGAGATATATCGTTATTCGAAGGATACTTTACTCACAAATACGACATGCTTTGCCCCGCTGTACTTCCTTCCGAGCATCCATGGAGTGTCAATCCGCCTGTATCGAGCCGAACGCCGCAAGGGGAAAGTATCCTTTCACTTGCTCAACCGAGTACTGGATTTACACAGCGATTAAACACAATAACAAATGCAACAAACGTGCCTGTAGCGTTACGTCGCGGAGGAACAAAACGAACAAAGTTGATTTCAGCAAGTAGATATGCCTATCACACGCAAGATTTGGGCAGACACCTATATGGTGCGGGCTATAGTGTGATTGTTACAGATAATCCGGTTGTACCTGAAATTATTATGTTTGGTGGCGACCTAAGGTCGAGTGGTTGTGCACAAGATACTTATACGCCTCCTGCGGAAGCTCTTGCTATTCGTAACACACCATCCCTAACGCCTGAAGACGACATTGTTCAAATTAATACTCATAGAGCACAGATTTATGCACTTAAGAGTACCGGAGATATTATTAATTGGGGCTACGAGGATGTGTCAAATTTTTACCAAGTAGACTCCAATAAAAAACAGTATTTTTCTTTGCCAGATAATTCCTTACGGGACATACTGCCCCGACTCACTGATTACGAAGACTCTAATCTTGCAATGTCGTATATATCGGGCATTCCTGGGGTTACTGATTCCTGGTCCGTAGATGTTTCTCTCGATCGTTATTTTAATGGTCAGAAGACAAATATCAAAAGATTCTCTGCTGTAGGTAAGTCTTCAGTTTATTCAATAGCTAATCCAGTGCATTTTGCTGAAACTTTTCTAGCTATAGATACTTGGCCAGGAGAGGCGGAGTTTCTAGACTCACAATATATTCTAAGAATTATTCCTCGAGGCGTAGCTTGTAAAGTGAATTCGGCATCAATGTTTGCGTTGAATTTAGACTCTAAGCTAGGCATACAAAGAGTATTTATAGATGGGGCCAATGCGGGCGCCGACATGACTCAGCCTGCAGACTTCTTAATTGCCTCAAAGCAGGGCACAAACTTTGGTTCTTCTACACTTACATCCTATCCACCCGTTCGGATTAATACAGTCGTTGATAGTTCCCAAGCAATTAGTTTAACCGCCTCCGCCTCCTCAACATTTACTTCACCAAGCTTTATAAAAAACTCTTATGGAAGTAGTGCTAAGCTTGAGTTTGTCGATACTGACGGCAGTATTGCTCGTACTGGTGGGCGAGTGGCTGACGTGAATCCGATTGACCCTTCAGATATTGCTCAAACAAAAGCATGGTATAAATATGAAAACTTGCCTACTACTACTGGTAATTCTATAGCGAGTTGGACTAACAGTATTGCAGCTGAGACGCTTTCTCTAGCAGAAAGTAACCCTAACCTCCAGCCCAATGTAGTTGTATTTAACACGTCTTTCCGTGGCGCTCAATTTGATCGCGACACATCGCAGATCGATCGACTAGCGGTGGCAGCATCTGTAAGCGAATCTAGCTTTACCTACTTCTTGGTATATAAAAAGGCCTTTACCACTCAGCAGACTCACTGTGTATTTGGTAAGTATGCTTTACCCTCGGCAACAAGTCCAAGAGTACAAGGTATAGGGTTTAGTCAAGGTAAACCGGTTCTATTTATAGGTCAAAACCACGACATTGTAAACACTAGCGTTGGGACTACTTCTCCTGGAATTATTTGTGGCTATTTTGGGGGTGGCACAGATAGGGGCATTAGAGTTAATGGCAGCACAACTATTAATGAATCTATTAATAATTCTACTAGTGTACCTCTGAATATAACTGTTGGTTATCATTTAGGTGGTGCAATAATTGGCGCAACTGGTAGTGCCATTTTTCACGATACCAACGATATTTATGCTGAAGTTGTTGTCGTTGAAAGTCGATTGAGCAATAATGATATAGAGGTTATTGAGGGTTATCTTGCACATAAATTTAATCTGCAGGGCAATTTGCCTCCAAGCCACCCTTATAAAACTGCCCCTGCTGCATGGGATTCTGTTAACTCTGTTTACCCCGCAGCATTTCTTGAAGATCCACTTATGTTACTTGAATCTAATCGGCTTGTTGGTAGTAGTGGTCAAAACCAGACTTGGCTTGGTATGTTTGAATTAAACATTAACCACAAATCTAAACGTACTTCATCTGACGGTACAACAGTGCTAGATCATCATGCACCCCTATTAGCAGAATTTGGGGTTACTGTAGGCATTACTAAAAGTTTTATTGTAATGCCTATCGTAGCTATAGCACATGCTGCAGCTGGCTTGACAGTAGATTCTGTTACAAATTATTTGGTGGGTACGGCTGCTTGCAGCCTTAATGTTGTACCTGCAGTTAGTTTAAAACATAGAATACTATCTACAGCTTTAGTTAATAATAATAAATCTAAAGTCTTTGCTATTACTATGAATCCAAGAGTTGGTCTAAGGGGTTCTATTTTTAGCACTCTGGGTGTTTTTGGTTGCGGAGATTACGATTTTATTTATGGCTGTCTGGGTACCTCCAATTTGCCGCCAGATCTCCTTGTGTTGTCTCCAGGTATTCTGTCTAGACAAATTAATGCTATATTGGTTACATCTGCATCTATTGGTAGAATTATACCTTTAAAATTTGGCTTAATTAAATGCCAATTACAATTAGCAACAAATACCAGCAATTGCATTTGTAGTCTTAAGTCAGCTATACAGGGTTCTTGCCACGGTATAAGTGTTGTAAAGGGCGCAACGTTAAGTAATACAACGACGAGTCTAAATACTATTGCTATACTAAGTGCTTCTAATATCAAAGTCTGTGCACCAGATTTCTTTGTAAAATCACCCTCAGCACCAAAAATTAATAAAACAGGTAATTTATGATAGATCCTTATTTTGAACTCTTTTCTAAAACTGCTTTTAAGCAAGCCGTAGTCGCCGCTCCTGGTGGGGCTCTATTACCACCTCCCCCTCCCCCCGGTGCCCCACCCATGAACCCAGCTATGATGGGGGGTATGCCCCCCATGCCCCCTGGTGCCCTACCCATGGATCCCGCTATGATGGGGGGTATGCCCCCCGGTGCTCCACCCATGGATCCCGCTATGATGGGGGGTATGCCCCCTATGCCCCCTATGCCGCCTATGCCCCCCGGTGCTCCACCCATGGATCCCGCTATGATGGGGGGTATGCCCCCCGGTGCTCCACCCATGGATCCCGCTATGATGGGGGGTATGCCCCCCGGTGCTCCACCCATGGATCCCGCTATGATGGGGGCTGATCCTCCAATGGATATTCCTACGGAGATTGCCAATATTAAGGCTATGCTGCAGCAGCTCATGGATGCGCAGGTAGCAATGATGCAAGCGCTTGCTCCTGCTGGCGCCATGCCTCCACCCATGCCAACAGGTGCTCCTCCTATGGACCCAGCTATGATGGGACTTCCTCCAGCGCTTCCACCGGGTATGGTCGCTCAGGCTTCTGATGAATCCGAGGATTTTACAAACTTTATTCGTTCAGTAACGGAGTTGCTGCGGTGAGAGTCAGAACGCAAAAAAGAAATATCCTGATTCCGGCTAAGTATGAAAAAGAATTATCTTCGGTTTTAATTTACGACGATCAAGACAGAGTAATTTTTGCCGTTACTGAAACCCCTGCCGGTACCTATAAGTTTACGCATCTAGGATTACCGGAGTTTGCTGAGGAGGTCCAGCAGATCACAGGAATGAGTCCTGAAGAAGCAAAACTTCATATAATGGACTTAAAACATGGACCCGTTAGTTAGACAATTTTTGACAAAAATGGCGAACACGGATTTCCAGGGTGACCTGGTGTATCCGGATATGAATTTTCAAGATCCTCAGTCTTGGGGTTCTCGCTGGGCTCAGGATGTTCAAGCCTACGGGCATTTACGACCAGGTAGCGCCGAGTACAACGCAGCAATGCAAGCACAAGGCTATAGCCCAGCCTATATGCAAGGCCTTACCTCTTTAGGTCAAAGAGCCTTAGCTCAAGCACAGGATCCTGATGCGGTAAGGGCACTAGCCTCAGGGCAGGCTCCTAATTTTGGACAACTTATTACAGGTATAAATCCTATCCAAGCTTTAGGTGGCTACAGAAACACAGCGACTGCTATTATGCCTTCTGTGCAGAAAGGACTCACAGCAGGGGCAAAACAGCTTAATGCAAATTCTTTTAATCTTTTTAATGCTGCGGCTTTTGGTGGAGGAGCAGTTGAAGCAGACCTTTCCAATACGGTTTCGCAGATCATGCAGCGTGCGAAGGGGCAACTTGATCGCAACTCTCCACTAATGCGGCAGTTCATGTCCAATGCTGCTACTACCTATGCTGCAAATAAGATAGACGATTGGACATCGGGTATGGGATCCTTCGGCCGAGGCTTACGAGGTCTAGGTCACTTCTTGCTTGGAATGGGGTCTAGACTTCCAGGTTACGAAACATTTAGCAATAAGTTGGTAGACTGGTTTGGCCCCGATATGTCTAATTATTTTACCAAACGTTCTTCAATGGCTCTGCCAGCACCATATTCTCACTATGCTTCAGTTCGTATACCTTGTGGCACTGAGGTACTAACACCATGGATCCGTCGCTAACGACTGTAGGTCAAATACTTATCAACGAATCCTTACCCCAAGAGTACAGAGATCACACTCGTGTATGGGAAAAGTCTTCTATGCGTAAATTTCTTACGCAAATGGCTACAACTATGAAGCCCGATGACTATAAGGATATGGTTCAAAAGCTAACGCTTATTGGTCTTAAGAGTGCTAGACAATCTCCGCTATCTAGTTTTACTTTAGAGAGTCTTAAGCCAACAAAAGCTAAAAGTAAGATTACAGATGCACTTAAAAAAGATGTTCGCAATATTCTGCGTACCACTAAAGATCCAGAACAGAGAGATGCTGCAATTATAGAAAATACACTTAAGTATCAGGGTGATCTTGTGGACTCAGTATATGACGAAGCACTTAAGTCCGAAAATCCATTTGCTATGCAGGTGTACGCAGGTGCTCGTGGCAATAAGAATCAGCTGTCGTCGATGATCGGTACTGACCTTATGTACAGCGATAACAAGGGTCGCCCTGTACCGATTCCAGTAGTTAACTCTTACTCCGAAGGCGTAGATCCTGTTGAGTATTGGGCAGGCTCTTATGGCGCCCGCTCAGGCGCTATTGATGTAAAGCTTGCTGTAGGTGACGCAGGATACTTCGCTAAACGTCTTACTGGTGCTGCCCATAGACTTGTTGTTACTGATGAAGATATTGAAGACGGTCAAGGTATGATGGTCGATACTGATGACCCGGATAATATGGGCGCTATTCTTGCAAGAGACGAAGGAGACTTCAAGAAGGGCACCTATATTGATGCTACCGTACTTAAGTCTCTATCCCAGGCCGGTAAAAAGCGCTTAATGGTTTACTCTCCTATTTCTGCAATAAGCTTAATGAATGGCTTACCTCGTTGGGCCGCTGGAGTTCGTGAGCATGGCAAGCTTGCTGAAGTGGGTATGAACGTAGGCATCGCGGCTGCGCAAGCAATTGCAGAACCTGTCAGCCAAGGCATGCTTAACTCTAAACACGGTGGCGGTGTTGCTAAAGGTAAAACAAAACGTACCGTAACCGGGTTTAATTACTTAAATCAATTAGTAGAAGTTCCAAAAACTTTTACAGACGGTGCTCCTGTATCCACTACGGACGGTATTGTCGGTAAAGTTGAATCTGCCCCCCAGGGTGGTAATTATGTGCACATAAACGACACTAAATACTACGTACCTACGGATCAAGCCGTAATCGTAAAGCCCGGCCAGTCGTTAGAGGCAGGAGATTCTTTATCTGATGGTATCGTAAATCCTAAAGACATTGCAGAACTTAAAGGTATTGGTGAAGCAAGACGTCGCTTCGTACAGCAGTTCAAGTCCGCTCTTCAGGAAAACGGCCTACCTGCTCATAGACGTAATGTTGAGGTTGTGGCCAGAGGTTTGATTAATCAGGTTGAAATTACTGAGCCTGACGTCATTCCTGGAACCTATCCGGAAGATTTGGTTAGCTACGATTATTTGGCTTCTCAATATGAACCTCGTCAAGGGTTTGTATCCGGAGCTGCAAGTAAATATTTAAATTACTATTTAGAGAAACCGATTTTGCATTATTCGATCGGAACTCGTATAACTCCTAGCGTTGCTAAGGATCTAAAAGAAAACGGATTTGGAGACGTTGTTGCGCATAAGAATCCACCCCCATTTAAGCCAACTATGACAAGAGCTATGATGTCATTGATTGGCGATAGAGATTGGATGGTCCAATTAGGTGGATTTAATCTTAAAAAAACATTTTTAGATAATGTTCAGCGAGGAGCAACGTCTCAAATTCACGGAACGTCTTGGATACCCGCTCTTGCAACAGGAGAAATATCTAAGGGCCCTAAAGGCACTTATTAATTTTTTGTGCTATAATTACTTAAACCAAAAGGAGACTTTATGATTAAACAAGCATTTCAATCGGCAGAAGTAAAGAAACCTCTCATCGCTGCAGCTCTTATTCGGTATAAGCAGGCAGAGGAAGAGAAGGGTACAATGGGCAAGGCACTTGATTCTGCAAAGGCATTCGGAAACGATGCTCTTGAAGCAGGTAAGCGTTACGGCCCTGGCGTAGGTATTGGCGCTGGCGTTGGCGTTCTTGCCGGTCTGCCTATTTCCGTACTCGCTAACGCTGTCTTCGGCAAGGACAAGAGCCTTCGTGGTTATCTTCGTTCTGCACTCATGGGCAGCCTCATCGGTGGCGGTCTTGGTGCTCTCGGCGGTGGCGGTCTTCGCTACTACGGCGAATCCAGCCCAGAGCGTGGCGCTAAGGTTGATGCAGTCATTGATGCTCTCGGCGGCTACGCTAATCAGGGTGCCGCTGCTGTCGGCCTAGACGTGAATGCTGATGCTGTGGCCAAGTACCTCAAGGATACTTATTAAACAACACTAGTAGTAGATTGGGACTAGTCTAAAAAAGGCCCTTTCAATTTACAAAAGGAATTAAAACATGGCAAATGGTAACGAATTAACAGACTCGGCAACATATCGCAACGCTCTCATGACCACAGATGTGTTTAAAAACACTTCTGGGGCTCTCAGATTCTTCGCTTACGTAGGTCCAAATGGCAAGGAACTTGCCAGTGGAGCAGTAGAGCTGGTTCAGGGCAGCTTTGTTCATCCAATGGGCATTCTTGAGAAGCAAGCCATCCTCAGAGATCTTTCTGCAGGAAACATCAAGTATGGCAAGAGTGGTGTAAGATTTTACACCATTGCTAACTTGACCGGCAATACCGCAGGTACAGCAATTGTGCAATCTGCAGGTAGAGTTGTAGGCGCATGGTTTGTTCCAGTATCCGGCGCTGCCGGCACCGGAACTATCACTGTAGTTACAACTGCTGGCTCACTTGTTGCCAATACTGCAGGAACTCAAATTGGCGACACTAGCAATAAAGTCAAGGAGCTCACGATTGCAGCTGCTGGACAAGATGTAGCTGCCGGTGATGTAATTACTGCTACTCCTGCAATTGGTGGAAACGTAGCAAGAGTTGTCATTGCAGTTGCAGAGCACGGTTGATTTAATCATACTTATCTGGCGGGGGAAACCCCGCCAGGTAAATTCCCTTAAGAGATAACTATGGCCAGAAAGAACATCATTAAGCTTGCAGATGATGCATCCTTTGAGCAGAATTTCTTTCAATTGGCTTTTGCCTATATTCGAGACAAGATCCCAAATCTGCTCGACTACATGCTTGGTTTTGAGGTAGTTAACAAGAATGACGATGGCACTCAAGCCATTGGTCTTTTTAAATTTGATATAAGCGGACGACAGCTCTTTGTTCCTGTGTTCTATAAGAACGGCGAGCTCAAAGGCGCTGAACTCCTTTATAATCAAAATCAGGACAAGTTTGTACCCAATAAGGAAAACTGGGTCGACTCTATACTTAACTCTCGTCCAGAAGAACTCGGCTCTCCATCAGAAATGTCGAAAAGCGACATCATGAACGGCATGCAGTCTGGTCTAGACCTGAGCAAGATCTACAACCCTACGATGAACACTAAGCTCAGCATGGACCGCATGCAGAGTCTTACTTCTTCCTTTGATTGGACACTGCCTAACTTCCTTAAGCAAGCAGACTGCAAGTTGTCTGAGATCTACACCCGTACTTTAATGCAGAATCCCGAACTGCACAAGTTAGCTACTGAGGCTTACGGCGAGGAACTTTACAAAGCTCTCGAGTCTTGTAAGAAGTCTGAGGCTGTTATCCAGCTAGACAACGACAAAGTTCCAGAAGTCCAAGTGATCGACGCTAATAGTCCTCAGCCGGTATTTGACTCGATGAGTGATGCCGAGAAGAAGGAGTTGCTTGAGGAAGGCGTTGTCCTGCGCGACAATAGATCCGAGGGCAAAATTCCTTATAAAATTCAACGTCCAATGAAGCTAAATGCTGCAGAGGGCGCATGCGCATGCGACTTACTGATGAAGGGCGGCTCTTTTCAGCGCGGTGCAATTCTACCCGAACTAGGCGTAGATAACTTTAATAAACATGTTTTTATTCCTATGGGGAATAAAAATATCACGCCTTGCTGCATTGAGTCTTCAAAAGCTTTCGTATCTTCTTTTGATAATGCTCACGAGGAGTTTAAAAAGTTTATTGAAGCCCTACCGGATGCCAGCTCAGCCAAGGTTCAAGCTGGAGATTCCATCAATGTTTACAACACGGAAGTCCCATATACTATCTTTGTTGAAGCAGATGGCTCTCAGGGTTCAAGTGCAGTTTGCTTAAAGAATAAAGTCGAGTTTGATTCAACCGCTACTTATGAAGTAATGTGCGGTAACTACTCAATCGACAAGGTTGTAGTATCTCCTGCTTATAAGCGCATGAGGCTTATTGATAAAACTCTTTATGTTCCCGTGAAGGCTAAAGTACACTCCTTCAAAGCTAAAGCATACTCTTGCCCTAGGCTAGATATTGGTGACGCTAGAGATATCGATGCCAAGATCAAGGGCCTGTTTGATGAAGTAAAGGTTGCCAAGGATCGCAACGGATTTACTGTATCTTGCAATGGCAAAGTCTTGTTTAAGCAAGCAAGTCGTCGAGACACCTATATAAGTCTAGTTGCTGGTGTGGGCTTGGATATTGCTAGTGCTAAAGGCGCCATTAAACAAGCAGCTACCTTAGAGCCTGTAGTGTACATGTTGCAAAAGAGCGCTCAGGGGCCGTTCTTCGACCCGGGCCAGGTCTTTGCCCCGAATATTCCCTCAGTCCCAATGGGCATGAATCCCACCTTGGGTGTTCCAGAGCAGTATCCCCAGGCCGAGACAATGAACGCCATGACTGGCGCTCCCGGTAATGTCTTAAACCAGCGCATCATGGATGGCATCGGTGGCATGAATCAGGCTCAACCTGCTCTTAGCCAGCAGGCAGTCGATGAAATTATGCAGGCTGCTCAAGCCGGGGAGAAGGATGTTTTCGACGTCGCTAATATTTCTCAGCTTATCAATCGTGCAGATATTGATACGCCCTTGGATCAATACCTTGTGGACCTTAACCAGGCTCTGGATCGTCTTGGTAGAATCTATTTCCTCATGCTTTTCCACGGCGATAAGTTTGCCGAGCGCTTTAGCCAAGAAGATATTCCCAGCATGGAAGAGTCTGTTCGTAATACCTTTACCCATCTCGGCGAACTAATTCTTAAACTGAAAGAGCGCAAGATTCAGTCTGACTCAGGATCTGCGGTAGAAACCGATCTTAACCAGCTTGTGTAATGCGTAAAGCAAACGTCTCGTTATCCGGCAATCGCCAACCCGCTCCTCGACGGCTGAAGAGCCCCGACTGGAGATATAACTATGTCGTCAGCCTTATCGACGAATGGCGAGAGCCCCGCAAAGATGACGATAAATACGTGTGTGAGCTGTACGCTTTACTAAAGGCTATTAGGCAAGAGCCGGTAGATGTCGTAGAGAGTTATAAGGATTCTAATCCAAATATTGCGGATGCCTTGATGCTCTACGAGAATGGTCCGTCCTATCGAGTAGACGTAGATACACGCATCCTAGTAAATTATTCTTTTGAAGAAATTGCTCGAGTAGTCGGGCATAATCCAATAGTTATTGAATATTACGTAAAGTGTTTTTTTGATGTAATTGATAACCTTAATAATTACGGATACTTAAATCGCTGGGTTGTAGAGCCGATTATGCGCTCAGCTCCATTTAGTAATGAGGCTTTTTGGAAGCGTCTTGCTGTGTTTGGCGGACGGGAAATGTTGGAGTCTGTGGAGAAGTGCTCGCAACATCAAATGCAAAAGCTTTATGAAACTTTGTTTGACAACTTGGTTCTTTCCAAGGGTATCCAGGCTGCCAACGGTATTGTGCCTAATGCTAGAAATGCAACTGAACTTATCGGCCTAGCCAAAGACAATATAAATGAGCGTAAAAAGATTGAGGCAATCTTTGGTGGAGTAAAGGAAGATGATGCCTTTACCTCTCAGATCGTTAGTGTAATGCTGAAATCTTTTACATTTGGTCTAATGAATAACAACGCACTGCCCGCAGATCCATTACGATCTGGTCAGTATTCTAATGAAGATCTAGCCTCGCTACATCTCAATAATCCACCTCGTTTTGTTGAAAATCAAAATCAAGGTAAACTAGAGGAACAATGAGTGAATTAAAGCATATTTCTTTAGAAAATAAAGAGCGGTTGGTGGAACTGGTTAACAAGACTGCCAGTTACGTCAACGACGGTATGGAGCCCACTGATGCTTTAGTAAAAGCTGCTAGTGATAGTGAGTATCCCAATGATTACGTTCTGCGTGCTGCAGAGGCTTATAATGGCGCTGCTCATCTTGCTTATTTTAAATCTGCGAGTCTTGATGAGCGGGGTAATTCTTTTGCTCTCGCTGATGGCCTAAGTGCAGTTGCCCGTATTTTAAATGCTACGAAGGTTGATACAAAGAAAGCTGAAAAGGTTTCTTTTTCTTATCTATCAGAGACAAGTGGCTATTTTGATACGGCAGAGGACGACAGCTTTCTTTTTGTAGAGAAGCAAGCAACTGCCCCCTCCTTTGATTCAATTAATAGGGCTGCAGCTGCTTTAGACAAGCAAGAAAAGCTAGCTATTGAAACAAATAGAAACTGTTACAATCAAGCCTGTGAAAGTTTGGCTAAAAGCATTATGTGTTTTAAGGAAAAGACTGCAACGGCGACCACTTATCGTAAAATGCACTGGGCTAGAGAAATGCTCGAGCGTCATGGTAAAGAAGCGCTTGACGTTATTAGTATTGCTACTGGTGTGACTGGCGCAGAGTGTACCAAGTTAGCTGCTGATAAAGTCGGTTATTTTTCTTTAGGCAATGACGAACTTAATTCCTTGGATTCCATCATTCAAAGATTCAACCAAGTGCGTTTACTAAATACTAAGCTTGCTCAGGTTGAGCATGACGCTTATGTCAATCGTTTAGAGCGCAACAACCTACTTAATGATGCTTGTGGGGTTAAACCTTTTTATAAAAAAAAAGCTGGTAGAATAGCGGATTTTAACGATACTCTTGAAACCGTTATAAATAGAATGAATCCTAACATGGGTGCTTCTAGCGAATCAATTCAAAGAGGTATTTTAGAAGGTATGGCTGATCCTGACTTTATTGATAAGTCTTCTAAAATTGATAAAGCTCTAATTCTACATAAGCTTATAAAGTCAGATCCAATTATTGGTTCTCGTGCGCCCCACGAGATTGAGCAAGCATTATCTGAGATTAGTTCCATTGCTCCAACTGCAACTCGCAGCGAACCCTTGCTTCGATCCATGCTTCGTCGTAGACTAGAAGCAGGAGAACAGATTGATGACTTCTCTCTCAATCAAATGCTTGCAATGGAAGATCGAATGAGAGATCAGTATAGAGAGTATTCTGTTGTACCCAAGCTGACGGGTCTCAGCGAATCCGACCGAGGAGCAGGAAAAGGCAAATAATGAATATTGATCAACTTACAGCAAAGTTTGCCCAAGCTTATGTTAAGCGCTCCGAGGAGATGTACAATGGGCAGCCTATTGCCAAACTCTCTCCAGCAGAAGTAACAAGGGCCGTTGCGGGCGCTCAAAATGCAGCAGATTATCTTGCTGGATTGAACCCTAGCACTGCTGCAACAGCAGGCCAGATATATCAAACCCAGAGTGGTCCAACTGGAGTTATGAGTGGAGCTCCACACCTGATTGCTAGACCTGTTGAAAGTCACCAAGATTACAACTCTGGTGCTCTCTACAACCCAGGCAATGCAGGTTTTTGGTCTCCACTTTTAGATGTTCCTTTTGTTGGAGAGGATCAAACTGGTTTTGGCACAGGCGGTGCCGCCCTCTCCTCCGCCGCCGCCTATCTAGGAGTTAAAGGAGGTCTAAATCGCGAATTGTTTTTTCCCAGCAGTTATAGAGAAGGTTTCCCGCGAAGCCCTGAATATATGACTCCAAAAGGAGTAGAGCGCTTTTTTGCAATATTAGGAGCCAGTCCACAAACATTAAATTCCAATTTAGGTAACTATGAGCATGTCCGTAATTACCCTCTAACGGCTAGGCAACTAGGCAGACCGTTAGTGACGTCAGATACAATGGACCCCGAACAATTTCGAGAGAAAATGGTAAAAGGCTTGGTGCCTGGTCCTGGGACTGCTGTAGATCTTCCACGAAACTTAGTGCCTGAAGACGGACCTGTAAGCATAGTAGCAACGCATGCGGCTCCTAAGGGTGGCGGTGATGGTGACGATAAGGGGGCAAGACGTTTACAGACTAGAGCCGTTCTAGAACCATACACTCCTTTAGCTCGTTCTTCGAGACTCCCAATCCCAACTGCAGCAGGTTTTAAAACTCTTCTACCAGGATTTTTTGGTGGTCTTCCAACTGGCGCTAGAGGTACTTTCCGTGCCAGAGCTCCTAGGTATGCAGCTTTGGCGTCCCTTGCCGCTGCACCCATATGGAACTTTTTAAACCCTTATGCTACAACAGATCCAAACGGTAGCTGGTTATCTGGATTTACGCCTGAAGTAGGATATAATCCTGCTGTCTTAGGGGCAGAACCTGGCTTCTTCGGTGCCACTCCTATGATATACGAAAACGTTCCCGGTGAAGACATTCCGTACGTGCCAAGATAGCTAATAACAATGTTTATCAAAGCTTTTAGTCCTGATCACTTTAACCTCGGCAGCGAGGCTCCTTTTGAAATCCTACGATTTTCTGCAAAGGGCCTAGACTCCGGACAAGAGAAGCGTGCCAATATGTTCTCTCGTCTTATCGAAGGCTATACGCCAGCTAGGGGCAAGACGGCAGTACACACTATTGCCATGACGGCGTATGAAAAGTTTGGTTTTAATAGAAACGGGGATGGCTGGAAGCGAGCCAATTTGCAGAGAGACTACCCTACATTTATCAGTCATGCTAAGGTATTCCGACATCATAAGAATACCCCTATGGACTCTAGTTACGGTATAGTCAAGGCCGCCATGTATAATGAAGACATGGATAGAGTCGAACTGCTCATGGAGCTGGATAATTCTAAATGTGCTGAGGAACTCTCCTTACTCGAGCGCAATGGCAGCTACCCAGTCTCAATGGCTTGTAAGATTGCTCATGACGTTTGCTCTATTTGCTCTAATAAGGCAAAGACTCCTAAGGAATATTGTTGGCACGTCAAAGAGGCTTTAGGTAAAATTTTGGATGACGGTAGAGCAGTTGGTGTTGATAACCCCCACTCCACCTTCTTTGATATCTCTAGAGTTATACGTCCCGCAGATCGAGTAGCATATACTCTCAAGAAAGCTTCTGCCAGCATTATTGGCGGAGCTGCACTTGCAGAAGAGCTTGGATATTCTTTAAATGATATTCAAGGTATTGAGGCTACGCTTAATTGTAGTTTTAAGTCTGCAGAAGAAAAACGTAAAATTCTTGAAAAATTATCTAAGATGGAAAAACGCATCGATGGGGTGGTGCGCCCAACGGTTCTGAATAATCAGGAAGAAGTTGACTCTACAATTAAAAAACTATCTTTCTACATTCCTACTTATTTAGATTCAGTTATGCGTGGATTATCGGACAATGGCGTTATGCTACGTCCTGCAGAATTTTATACATTAATGACTGGATCTAAACTTAGCTCTAGCCAAGCTGCGACTTTCAATAAGTCCGCTGTAGCTGCTGGTTTAAGAGGGTTTATGACGGATGACTTGGTTTCTAGCTCTCTTTATGAGCCGGCTTCCCTCAAGATTTCAGGTAAAATTGCCGAACTGTGCTCCAGCCTTCGCTCTTATCGCTCAATTACGACTCCATTAATGGGTAGAATTTCCGGAACTCAAATTGGAAAATCTAATCCTATTAAGCTATCTTCCGACATTGACACAAGTTGGGCAAAAGAGTATATTTGTTACCAGCTTGAAACATTTAAGTCAATCAAATCCGCTGCCTCTGTTAGTGATTTAGATAATTTACTTTTTTGCGCATTTTGTCAGAATACTGTAGAATAAACACAAACGTAAAGGAAATACACCATTATGGCCACTAGCTTTGAACACCGCGCTCTAGTCGAACAGCTTCGCGCTCTTACTCAGAAGCGCGCTGAGAATCCCGGCGAGAGCATCCTCAATACGTCTCATCCCAGCGGCAGCAACTCTGCAGCTGATGATCATACTCGTCCAGCAGTCGTCGGCCATCGTTATGCCGAAAATACTGCTGACAATAAGGCAATGTATCCTATGGGTACTGACAGCGATACCCGGCTTGAAGCAGGTAGTCAGCAAAAGGACCCAGGCCACAACAAGGGCCTACACCCACGTCCATCGGGCGAGGCTCCTGAGGTTGAGCGTAAGTACGATCTGAACAATAATAACGATCCAGGTTCTTCTCACCCCTCGGGTAAGAATGCTACCGATTCTTTTATTGCTGAGGCTCGCAGTCTTGCTGCAGAACTTCGGAATATTGTTAAGGCTTCTCAAAGCGGCGATTCTTATGTCACCGGTAATGTTGCTGAAGAAGCGACCGATGATAGCAAGAAAGATGCCAAGGGTACCGCTGCTTACCCTGTTAATGCCGATAACGACAATAACATTTCTCTCACCGTTGAGCAGGGCAAGGACGCTGCAACAAAACTAGCGGCTATCCGAGAGATGGCAATTAAGGATCTCGTGACTATGCGCGAGGGTATGAAGACATCTGCTGTTCTTGATGCTGAGTCTTTTATCCAGACTATAACAACTGTCATGGATAAGTTTGCCGCTCCTCACGTCCTTCCTGCAATCCAGGCTCAGAAGCAGGCCGCAGAGCATGCTGCTATTGATGATATGGCAGAGAAAATTGCAGCCTACGATATTCTTGCTGAGCTCGATGGTCTTCCAAAGTTTGCAGAAGAAATGATGAAAGACAAGAAGGAAACATCTAAGTCTGAGAAGAAGAAGCCTGATGCCGATAGCGACGGCGTTCCTGATTGGGCAGATAAGAAGGAAGGCCCAGATGAGGAAAAAAAGGAAGCTGCAAAGCTTGCCGCTCTACTTAAAAAGGCTGCAGAAATGTGCGCCTTTGAAGATGGCGACGACGATTCAGAAGAAAAGTCTGAACCTGCAAATAAGCAGGAGAAGAAGGAGGCCTCCCGTAAAGGGGGAGCCTTTCGTAAGCTCGCCGAAGAAGACGAAGTAGAAGAGGAGGAGTCCCCAGAGTCAGAAGAGGAGATTTCTTCTGACGAAGAGGATGCTGCCGAGCAGGCTCTGATGGATATGGCTGCTATGCCAGCAGGCGGAGGCGCCCCCGATGAGATGGCTGCCATGATGGATCCTGCTATGATGGGCGGCGAAGCCCCAGCTATGGCTCCTGAAGAGGAGGCCGCACTGATGGCTCTTATGCAGCAGGAAGGCATGAAGGAGTCGGATATTCGCTCTTATGCGAAGATCTCTACTCTGATTGCCAACCGTAAGCTTGATCCAACCAAGCTTTCGGCAGCTCAGGTTTCATTCATGCAGACTTGCGACGGCGCAGTAAAGCGCGCAGGTGCAAAGTTCCAGACTCTGCGCTCAGCTAGCCGTCTACGTAACGAACTAAACTCAATTTATAAAGGGATCCAGTCGTGAGCACAATTAAAATTCCAATAAACGCACTTGAAAAGATCGCATCTTTTTTTGAGCGTGTACCTCAGATGGTTTCGACCATTTCTTCGTCCGCTCCTGTTTCAGCACTAAACCGCAAGGAAGCTGAAGCCCGAGTAGTCGATCTTGTCAAACACGCCGGTCTTGATCCGGCTCGTCAGTCTGAGTTCGCCAACTACATTCTTACGAATGATGGCGCGCTTAGGACAATCGCATCTCTTACCGGCAAGGTTGCTGCCCTCCAGTCCGAACTGGGTCAGGCTCGTAATCTTGCAGTAGGGGTTCCTTCCTCTGTTTCCGCAAAATCCGCTGCAGTACCTGGCAACCAGGCTTCATCCGCTTGGTGCGAAGCTCTACTCAGCTAATTGAAAAGAAAGTAATTCTGTTCTAAACTATATCGAATCCAAGATTCGGAGATTAAAAAATGGCTTACAAGAACCTAACTCAAATGACCGCTAATATGCTTGATCCCGTCCGTGGCTGGTGGGACGAGCGTCAGCTTTCTCGCGTTGTTCCCGTCAGCGGCTACGACGGCACCACTGCTACTGCAGTAGTCGCCGGCTCAGTCGGCTTCCTTAATGCTTCCGGCCAGTTCGTAAAGGGCGGCGGCGCTAGCGCTCGCAACAAGATGCCACTCTTTGCACGTGGCGGCATCGAAGAGAACGACGCTGTTCGCTACCAGGGCAACCTGGCTGCTCAAAAGGCCACTCAAGTTGCTCAGGGTGAAGTCGGCATCTCTTGCCTTGTTGGTACCGGCGCTTACGAGCTCGGCACCACTGAATATGCAGGCACACCTGCAGCAGGCGACCTACTCATGGCCAGCACCGCTGCCAATACCGCAGGCAAAGTCGCTACTTTTGCAACCTCTTCTGGCACCTCTCTATACATCGCAAACGCCGATGCCGCCATCGGCGCCAACACCAATCAGGTTGTCGGTATTGCAACTAGCGGCGTAGTAAAGAATCAGTATGGCGTAAACATGGTTTACTTCTACGTCAACTGGTGGCCAGCAATCTAATTTCAAAATTCAAATTTAACCTACTTAGGAGTAACACAGATGGCACTAGAACATCTTTCAGATATGGAGAAGCGAGCAAATCAGGTTGTGCGTCAGCACATCGATCAGATGGAATTCAACCCCGAATCCACTATCAAGGTAGCTCGAGCAACCTCCGATTATATTCGTATGAAGCTTCGTGAAGAAGGCTTTCTTCGTAAAATCCTCCCTGCTCAGACCATTACTGGTGACGACCTCACCAAGCAGGTCTCCACCGACAAGCCCTCCAAGGTTGTCGAACTAGAGCCAGATTCACCTGGCGCTATGTCGATCCCCTTCGGCGAGTTCCCAAGTGGCACCTACATTTAAAA